CTGCCACTGCGCATCGGTCGCTACGACATCTACGACGCAGACTGACATGCCAAACCGCTGGATTAAGGAGCAGTACAAGTCGTCCGAGCGCCTAGAGGCAGCTGGCGTACACGGGCGCGACCTGTGGGTGCGGTTGCTGGTGACGTGCGACGATCACGGGCGCTACCACGGCGACCCGAGACTGATCGCGAGCGCCTGCTACCCCCTGAACCCTGACGTCCCGAAGTGCAAGCAGGGACTCGCCGACCTCGTCGATGCCAAACTTCTGGTTATATACGAGGTGGCCGGTAAGACCTATTTGCAGCTAAGGCAGTGGTACGAGCGCCCACGTTATAAGAGCCGCTTCCCGTTAGTGCCAGAAGATATAAGCAATAGAATCAATGCAGAAGACTTTAGCGAACTTCAGCATGCTAAAGCACTCTCCCCACGCCATATAACCACGTCCACGATCACGTATAGTGCGGTGGAGGGCTTTTCTGGGATTACCCCTGCTGACATGAAGGTCTGGGGTGAAGCCTACCCGGCCATCAACCTTACCGGCGAGCTGGCAAAGGCGGCGGCGTGGCTGAAGGCGAACCCGAAGAACACGAAGTCGAACTACGACCGCTTCCTGACGAACTGGTTTGCCCGGTCGCAGGACCGCGCGCCGCGCGCGCCGGGCCCACGTACCAACCCTGACGGCAGCTTCAAGGTAGCTCTGTGAGCGATCTTCCCATCCTGAGCCCGGTCGAGCTGGCCGGGGCAACATCTGCCCTCTACGACACCGGTCTGACGCCCGGGGACAGCACCGGGTTCGACCTGCTGCGCGAGTTCTATACCGTGGGGTCGTCGCAGTGGACTTGCGTCACCGGCTACCCCGGCAGCGGTAAGTCGGAGTGGGTCGATCAGGTCATGGTCAATCTTGCCCGCAACAGCAAGTGGAAGTTCGCGCTCTACTCGCCGGAGAACTACCCGCACGAGCTGCACGTCTCGAAGCTGGCCGAGAAGTTCGTTGGCAAGCCGTTCGGTGCCGGCCCGACAGAGCGCATGTCGAAGAGCGAGCTGAGCAACGCGATGGCGTGGGTGATGGAGCACTTTATCTTCCTCGACCCGCACCAGAAGGACTACCGCTCGCTCCTCGACGCGGCGGTGAAGTTCCGCTCAGCGTCGAGGAAGTTCGGGGTGCTGCTCGACCCGTGGAACGCGCTCGAAAGCCTGCGCGCGCCGAGTATGAGCGAGACCGACTACATCGGCCGCGCGCTGACCGACGTGGTGAGCTGGGTTCGCGACTACAAGCTGCACATGTGGATCGTCGCCCACCCGGCGAAGATGCTCCGCGACTCGACCGGAGCGCGCCCAGTTCCAACGCCATACGACATCTCGGGAAGTGCCCACTGGTTCAACAAGGCCGACAACATCATCACGGTCCACCGCCCGGACATGCACGACGACGTCACGGAAATCCACGTACAGAAGGTACGATTCAAGAATTTGGGGAGGGTAGGTGGTGGGAAGCTGCGGTACAATCGAGTCACAGGGCAGTACCATGACATCCCAACAGGATTCAAACTTGACGCAAGAGCCGAGCCGCCACCAGAGGTTCCTTGGTGACAGCTGGGTGCTTCACTCGATTCCCCCGCAGGACGAGCGGCTGATCGCCGCCGTCGACAGTCTGCGGGAGCGTGGCCTTTGGCCGGCTGCGCCAGCTGACAGGGTGCCTCTCGACATCGCGATGGAGATTGACGCGGTTCGACACATGACACCGGAGCAGCGGCGCGACATGCCGTTCGAGGTTCACGGGAACCACTACCTGAGGAAGTTGCAGTTGGTTGCTGAAGAGCTGGGGGCAATGGGAGGGGACGATGTTGATTGACCGCACAGCCGGCGGCCGGCTGAAGGTGAAGCCGCATGTGGAGTGGCGCGACAACGCTGTCGAGTTGATCCGCACCTTCGCACGCAATAGGACGCGGAAGTTCGCTGCGATTCACCTGATGCTGTTCGCTCAGCGCGAATGGTTCCCGGAACCGCCCGACCTGCGCGCATGGGGCCCGGCGTTGGTGCAGGCTCAGTACGACGGCATCATCAAGAAGGTCGGCACAATTAGCGCGCCCGGCTACCGCAGGGGAGCTAAGGTGACGCTGTGGCAAGCGGCGTAATCTGGACGTTGGGTGGAGGCACGATTGCTGATGACGGCAAGCCGTACTACTGCACCTACAACGACTGGACGCTGGCGCGGTACCGAGTGAACGGCGTGTGGAAGTTCACGCTGTGGAAGGGCAAAGGAATGGTTGGCTTCTACGATTCGGTGGAGGCTGCGAACACAACAGTCCATGAGACGGAGACGAAGTGAGCATCCCGACGAAGTCGCTTGAGTTTTTGCTTGAGAGCTGGCGTGACCACAGCAAGACGGGGTTCCACGTCACGTTCCTTGTGAGCCCGGAGGATCAGGAGTTCTTCAAAGCCTGTCCGCAGGGCCAGCGGTTCACGGCCGTGCTGGTGAAGTTGACCGACGAGGACAAGCCTGCACCGCTGCCGACGGCAGCCGACCTGAAGCGCGAAGAGGCGGCGCGCGCGAAGCGCGGCGCAGCGGAGGCCAAGGCGCACGGCATTACCGTGCCGGAGCTGGCTGCGCAGCAGTCGCTCCCGTTGCCGGGGCCGGGGAACATCGGGTCGCCGGAGCAGAAGGCAGAGCAGCACGCGAAGAACACAGAGATGTCGCGCGCGGTTGCTGAGCTACCGGTGGCAGAGCCGTACCATCACAAGTTCCCGTCTGGCCTCTGCGGGCTCGCCGTGAAGTGGTGCCAAGACCCGCACTTCCACCAGTGGTTGAAGAGAGACCGGCCGGTGGAGTGGGACGACGCCCGCGACGAGTCAGACATAGACGAATCGACGGCGAAGAACTTCATTTGCGGATGCTGCGGCATCGAGTCGCGCAAGGAGTTGGATACCAACGACGCGGCGGCGGCCACCTTCCGCACCGACTTCATGGGGCCGTACGCGGCGCAGAGACTGAAAGATGGAATCGACGCCCCCTCCGACGCCCCCTTCTGAGCCGAAGGTCCGCCGCATGGCGGAAGACAAGGCGTTCCACGCCAACAACGCGTACGTCGCTGAACTCGAACGCATTCACGGCGGCGACCTGAACATGATGGTCGTGAGCGTAATCAACGCGCAGCTCAACATCCTCTCCTCGATCCACGAGGGTGACGAGAAGGCAGTCGCCGCGATCTACATGCGCAACGCTCAGGGCGTGGTGAACCGCCTGCTCGACGGAAGCGTGGAGCTGGCGAAGGGGCCGCGCCATTAACTTCCGCTCACGCAAGTTGCTTGACCTCGCGCACCGCATCAATGTTTGCACGAACTGCTGCTGCTATGTTGTCGAGGGCTGCGAGCCGGCGCACGAGAACGGAGTGGAGTCCGGCAAGGGGTTCGGCATCAAGGCACACGACCATCGTCACGCTGCCCTATGTCATGCATGCCACGCGTGGTACGATCAAGGAAACACGATGGACCCGTCTGGCCTTTACGGGCCGAGCAAGTCAGACAAGGCTGAGATGTGGAACCGGTCGCACAAGTTGACGTACGACCGCTATTGGCAAGAGGGATGGATTTCGGTATGAGCGAGCCGACCGTTCAAGTCATTCGCCCCGCCGGCTTCGAGTCATTCGACACGTCGCGTGAGGGTGACCTGCCTGAGTGGCGGGCCCTGCGCGCGCTGCTGGTGTCGCCGTCTGGGCGCAAGGCGCTGACCGTCGCGATGCTGGCGACCGAGACGCCTGACGCATGCTTCGGGCGCGTGCTCCAGTTCTGCAAGGCCAAAAGCAAGGCTGACCTGCTTCAGGGTGAGCCGCTTCTGTGGGTGAGACGGCTCATCGCGCGAGCCGCAAACGTGAGGGCGACTTGAGACCAACCCTTAGAGAGGCAATGGCGATGACCATCGCCCACGGCGACCTGCGCCACAACATCCTGCGCGAGACCGGTGCTGACCGCATCGGAGCCCTCGGCCGCGCCGATCCACTGGGGGCCGCGCTCTGGCGCGTCTCGGACGACCACGACCACCGCTCGATGATCGCCGCCACCCGGATGCTCGCGCAGCAGCTGCGCCGGTCCCGGGAGTCGCTTCCCATCCTGATGCGTCTGGCCTCGGCCGTCATCCGAGAGTGGCTGGACAACAAGTGCCGGAAGTGCAAGGGCCGGGGTTTCATGATGAACGAGGAGCAGGTGGTTCACGTCTGCACGCACTGCCGTGGGGAGACCATCCGCCGGCCGTCGGACGCCGAGCGCTGCCGAGCCCTGAAGATCGACCGCCGGGCATACCCCAAGTGGGAGCGCCGGTTCGCCGACGCCCACGCCGTAGTCGCCAACGCCAACGACGCCGCCCGCCGGCAAGTCGCGCGTCAGCTGGAGCGCGGTTGGCGTGCTGAGCTGGTCGACTGATATAACCGCTGGATATAACGGCAGTGGTGTGGTACACTTGAAGTAGTAGAACCACGGGCGGAAGTGGCGGGCCCGCGATGAGCAAGGCGAGCACAAGCGAAAGGCCGCAGGACACCGTGGTCGTGAGTCGCTTCTGCTCGCCTTTTTCTTTTGTTATCAAGGAGATAAACCATGAGTTTGAAGGCATAACACCATGACACCAACGCGCAAGCCCTCTGGGCATACGGTGTCCAATGAGGTCTTGAGCGAGCAGGTCAAGGGCGTCTCTGGTCGCATCGACCAGATCGACGTCACGCTTCGAGCCGTAGCCGAGTCGCTGACCGCGTTCGTTCGTCTGGAGGAGCGCCACGCGGCGCTCATCAAGCAGGTGGAGACCATCGTCACCGAGATGACCACGCATCGCGAGGAAGACGACGATAGGCACGAGTTGATAGACGCGCGCATCAAGAGCGTGGAGTCGTCGCTACCCGGTCTGAGGGAGGTTCGGAGATGGGTGATCTCGTTGGTGCTCGGCGTGGTGGCGCTGGTTGGGATCGGCATCTACAACGGCTACATGAGCCACGAGCGCTCGACCACGCCGCAGCCGGTCTACAGCTCTCCGGGGCCCGTGGAACGCTGATGGGCTGGCGTGACTCGCTCGTCAGCGTCTTCTCGGGTTCGCCACCCGACGGTACGACCCCACCTGCCGCGACGTCACCCGCCGGGCCCGCGCCGTACGAGATTTCGCACCTGCTGGCGGCTGGGATCGAACGCAGGCTCGCTGCTGTCTACCTCGACCCACTGAACGCGGCGGCCATCAAGTTCGACATCGTTACCCCCATCCGGGCGGCGATGTTCCTCGCCCAGATCGCATGGGAGTCCGAGGACTTCAAGGCGGTCGAGGAAATCTGGGGTCCGACCCCGGCGCAGGTGGGCTACGAGAACCGGGCCGACCTTGGCAACAACCGCCCGGACGCTGGCGGCCCCGGCAACGGCCGCAGATGGGCCGGACACGGGCTCATTCAGGTCACCGGGTACCTGAACCACCTCGCTATGGCGAACTACTTCGGCATCCCCATCGACGGCATCGTGGCGTGGCTCAAGACGCCTGAGGGTGGATGCCAGAGCGCCGCCATGTACTGGTTCACCCACGGTTGCAACGAGCTGGCCGACCGGGGTGACTTCATTGGGGTGACAAGGAAGATAAACGGCGGCACCAACGGGTTGCCCGGGCGCAACGCCATCTTCAGCGCCCTCGTCAAGGCATTTGGGCTTGCATGAGGGCGATGCCTCTGGCATACTCCAGTACCCACTAACCCACGTAAGGGGTAGCAGATGGCTTCGTACGTCGACGTTGACCCGAACCAGAAGTTCGATCCGTTCTACGAAAAGCCGACGCCGGACCCGGCCCTCGTGCCGCCCGCGTTGCGCAAGCCTGAATTCCAAGTAAAGGACAGCGGTGTGCGGCATGAGTTCGAGTCCGGCATGCGCCGCGACACGTCCGACAACAAGACCGACGTCGAGCTGATCTTCAACGGCCCGATGGCGGACCGCTGGGCAGAACACCTCACCAAGGGTGCGATCAAGTACCCTGACCCGGAAATCGGCGAGGCGAACTGGATGCGCGCCAACGGCAAGGCCGAGATGGTGCGCTTTCGCAAGTCAGCTGTGCGGCACTTCCGCCAGTGGCTCCGAGGTGACATCGACGAGGATCACGCGTCAGCCGTGTTTTTCAACATCAACGGTTACGAGTACACCAAGGGGAAACTGGATGACGACAATCGCAGCCAACCGTCGAGGGATGTCGGCTGATCGCAAGATCAGCGGCTACAACTACACGACACCGAAAATTCAGATCATCGGCGACTCCATCGTTGGGGTGGCCGGCCTCGTGACGGCCACCAACAAGTTCTTCACGTGGTTCCGTGCCGGGTGCCCTGCGGACGGCGCTCCAGAGCTGGTGGAGCTGGACAAGGAGAACGACTCGCCGTTCAGCGCTCTTGTGCTCAACCGAAGAGGGTTGTTCATCTACAACGAGGCGTGTGAGCCGGACAAGGTGGTCGAGGCCAACATGGCAATCGGCACCGGAGGTGACGTTGCCGTCTACTGCATGCGTATCCGGGGGATGTCTCCGGCTGCTGCTGTGCGCGAGGCGGCGCGTCTTGAGGCAGCGCTTACTGGACCGAAGGTCGACAGCATCCCGCTGTCGGCGGTGCCCAAGGTGAAGGGATGATGACAACAGAGGAGCTGGTCAAGCACTACGGTGGAGTCACGAAGGCTGCGATAGCCACCGGCACGCCACGTACCACGCTTCAGTCTCGCCTCGAACAGGAGAAGGTTGGTGTCAACCGCACAACATCTGTCGTGGTGCCGTGCGCAGTGCCGGCCCCTATTAAGCTGGCGAAGATGCGGCCCAGTGTGCATGCGGCCAAGCACTTCATCCTGCCAGACCCGCAGTGTCGACCGGGCGTCCCGCTCGATCACATGCGCTGGGCGGGACTCTACTGCGCGAATCGGAAGCCGACGAAGGTAATCAATCTCGGCGACCACTGGGACATGCCGTCGCTATGCTCGTACGACAAGGGCAAGCGCGCGGCAGAGAACATGCGCTACATGATCGACATCAAGGCCGGCAACAAAGGGATGGAGCTGTTCATGGAGCCCATCGCCGAAGAGCTGGAGGCGTGCTGGAAGCGCGGCGAAGAGTGGAGCCCTGAATTCCACTTGACGTTTGGCAACCACGACTGGCGCGCTGAGCGTGCGGCTGACGACCAGCCTGAGCTGGAGGGCCTTGTCGGCTACGCCAGCTTCGACACGACGGGATGGATCACGTACCCGTTCCTCGAAGTGGCGATGATCGACGGCATCGCGTACTCGCACTACTTCACCAGCGGCACGATGGGACGCCCTGTCACGACAGCGCGCGCCCTGCTGACGAAGAAGCACCAGTCCTGTGTCATGGGGCACGTGCAGCGGTACGAGACCGCGATGGACTACAACGCAGAAGGCAAGCGCATCACAGGGCTGTTCGCGGGATGTTTTTATCAACATGAAGATGGGTACAGAGATACCCAAAGCAACATAGCCACTTGGCGCGGCGTTCACGTGCTTTATGGCGTCAACGATGGAGAATTCACCCACAATGCGGTTGACCTTCCGTATCTGAAGGACCGCTTCGGTGGCAAGTAACAGAGCGGCGTACAACAGGGCGTGGCACAAGGCGCACCCGGACAGGATAGACGGCAACAGAGCGCTGGTGCTGGCCGCCAAGAGCGGCCCGTGCATGGACTGCGGCGGCGTGTTTCACTATTCTGTCATGGACTTGGATCACGTGCGCGGCGAGAAGCGATTCGCGCTCGCGCTCGCCGGTCATTACAGCAAGGCGGTGGTAGAGGCTGAGATAGCAAAGTGCGACTTGGTGTGCTCGAACTGCCACCGCATGCGTACGTTTAAGCGACGGGGCGGCCCATGAGCGCAGAAAGTATAATCAGCAACCTGTCGTACTTCGTCAGCGCATTCACGTGGGGCAACATCTTCCTCACGCTCGCGTTCATCTTCGCGATCTACCTGCTGTACCGCCTCAACAAGGACGACGCGCGCTTCGACATCGCTGACCTGTTTATTGATCAGGGTACGCAGAAGGCCAGCGGCAGCCAGATCATCGTGCTGTCGATGGCCATCCTGAGCGGGTGGGTCGTCGTGACGCTGACGAATCGCGACAAGCCTGTCGAGACGATTCTGCTCGGCGTGCTCGGCATCTTCGTTGCCGGCAAGGCGCTCACCGCCATCTGGGGCAAGACGCCGCCAGACACCACAACAACAACAGTCTCACAGACGACGGCGGTCACGCCGCCGCCAGCGCCGCCAAGTGCGCCGCTACCAACAATCGGAGGTTGATATGGAACTGATCATCGGAATCGTAATCGGCGCGGCCATCTGCGCCTTCTTGCTTGGACATCACGTTGGAGCGCTGTCAGGTTACATCAAGCGCGCGAAGGAGTTCGAGGTGAGCGCACTGGCTGCTATCAACACCAACCAGACGCCCAAGGCCACCGGCTTGCTCGCGAAGATCGAATCGCATCTCGGTAAGCTGGCTGCGACGCCAGCGCCTGCCGCAGCTCCTCCGGCCTTCGTGCCGAACGCGGGCTTCGTTACCGGGAGCACTGTGCAAGACGGTGCTCTGAGAGCATGACAGAGTGGCTGCCCTCCCCTTGGTGGATGGCGGGTACGGGTACTGCCCTGCTTGTGGGCGCGGGCCTCGTCTTCTTCTTCTTTCACCTGCTCCGCATAGCGCTGATGATGGCGGCTATCGGTCTGGTTCTGGGGTTCGCTGCCTCGGTTGCGTTCGGCTACGAGGAACTTGGGAAAGACAAGATTCGTCCAGAGCTGGTGAAGGCGCAGACTGAGCTGAGTCGTCTCGCGGCAGCCGCCGCTCAATTCCAGATCGACGCCGCAGTCGCACAGAAAAAGGCGGTTGACGCCAATCGTGCCAAGAACGCTGCGCTGTCGCAGCTGAAGGCCAAGGAAAAGGAACTGCTCGATGCACAAGACAAGTTGGTTGCCAATGCTCCTGTTGGTGGCGCTGCTGGGGTGTTCCTCAACACCGTCATCGCCAACGTCAACGATTCCAGCTTTGGACCCGGAGCTGGCGACGCGGCCAGAGCCGCTGCTGCCGTTTCCTCTGCCAGCGTCGTACGCCAGTGGGAAGAGTGGGGTGCCTACTGCGCCAACGAATACGGCAAAGTCAGCGCCCGTGTCGACGGACTCCAGACCTACGTCAACGGCCTCAACGCCGCCGGCCAGCGCGCCGTCGGCAATTGACACCGGGCTGTCGCTCGTCGACCGCCTGAAGGCGTGGGTGGGGAGCGTGTTGCCGAAATGAGCCTGCTCGAAGAGTTCGATGCGATCTTGAAGGGGCGGACCATTGCGGACCTAATCCGAGAGCGCGACGCTCCGGCGTGGCGAGCCGTGCAAAACCAGATTGACGCGGAGTTCATTCGCCTAATGACAACGGGGGCCGAAGCCCCCGTCGTTGTTCCCTGCTGTGGTGTGCTCTCTGGTCAGCGTCCTCCTGTGGGGTAGTGGGCTTGGTAATTCCTGAGCAGCTTCGCGCCCGGCGTGCCGCGCGGCGAGCTGTCCTTGTCGTGGCGTTGTTTGGCCGCGTGCCACTCGCCGTGACCGTCGATGTATCCGTTGGTTGTGTAGACGATGCGCTTCGACTTGCGTGCGTTCGAGCGGATGCTCACTTCGATCTCCTCTTGTTGACCTTGTCCCGCATGATAGCACGGGCTTCCGCGTACAACGCGTTCTCGTACAGAGTCGCAAGCGGAATGTGGACGGTGCGCTTCGCGCCAAGACCCAGCGGCCTCATGGCAAGCAGGTCGCCGGAAACGAACGAGCACACCAGCTGCCTACCGCGCGCCTCGTTCACGGGACCGTGGTACGGCCGGGCCGTGAGCCGCGACGTGGTCTGCGGCAGGTTGGTCTTCTTGCTGATCGAGCCGATGACTTTCATCTCTTCTCCGTGTGGTCCCAAAGGTTGGACGAGTAGCCGTGCCGGCCGCCGACGTTGCAGGCGTAGATCAGGCCCATCGCCTGAGCGCGCCCGGCGTTGATGACTTCGTGCTGGTTGGACGGGACGTGGAACCGGAGCCGCCCGACCACCCTCGCGTAGGCGATGGCGGCCAGCTTCTGCTCGGCGGCGACGCCGGGCGAGGAGTGCAGGTTCGGATTGCGGAGTTGCGTGTGCATGGTGCCTCCTGAGTTAAGTGCTTGACAGCCGTGGTATACTTCTTTCACGACGCAACGAAATTGTCTCACACCCCTGGTCCGGCTGCAACACCAGCCGACGAACGGTAAATCAACAAACGAATCAGAGGGTTAGATGATCAAGCGCTGGGTTGGACAAGTTGTAGTGTTCAAGGATAAGTCGGTAGGCGTGGTGCGCGAGGCCCAGATCATGGACATCGGAGGCCCAATCAACTTGCAAATCGAGTGCTCGAATGGTACGCTCTCGCTCTATCTCACCGAGACGGAGCTGTCTCTCAACCGGAGCACGAATTGAAGACCCTGATCCTCGTAGCGCTGGCGCTGTTTCTCGCCGCCGGCTGCAACAAGCCAGACCCGGCCGTGGTGATCCCCGACAAGACCGCCGTGTCGCCGCTGCCGTCCGGGCATAGCGACAACCGCATCGAGCTGGAGAAGATGGGCGCGGTCAAGATGCTGCCGGCCCAGCCGACGCCGTTCGATACCGTGTTGCCAAAGCCAGAGCCTAAGCCTGTGATTGCAAAGGCAAAAGCACCGATTAAGTTGTCAATCAAGAAGCCAACGGTTGACAATGCAGAGGCTGCGGCGACGGCCAAGGCGGCCAAGAACGCCGAGCGCATCAAGTGCCTGAACGCCGTGGTCGACTACAAGATCGACCGCGACATCGAGGCCGGAGAGATTCGCGACTGGGGGAACGCCATTACGGCGAAGACCTGCCGGCCGTACATGACACAAGCGACGCCGGGCACCCTCGTGGGCATCCGGGCGTTCGGCGGCCCCGGTGTGGGGCTGCTGTTGACGAACATCTGATCACGGTTCAGTAAACCACTATGGAGCTGGTTCGGCCTGTAAAGCCGACGTCTCTGACTCGCAGAGTTCGATTCTCTGCTGGACCACCATCAACGGGGGCGCAACGTCGCTCCCTCCTCCCGACGTGACCGCAAGGTCTGCGTCCCCACCCAACATTTCCGCTACCTGCATTGGCGTGGACGGAGAGAGGGAAGTATGGCAGTGACCTTGAAGAACGGCGACCGCCTGAAGCTGGAGCGGTGCGGCCCGATCCCCGAGGCGCGGTTCAACGGGGGCTTCAAGCTGACCCGGGGCCGCTCGAAGGACGGCAAGTTCAAGTCGACCTACTGCTACATCGACACGCGCGAGCTGCGCGCCTCGAAGGGCAAGGAGCAGTGGACCCCGTTGGCGGTCTTCCGCTGGTACAAGGGGGTCTTGCAGAGCATGCTGGACTTCGGTGTGACGCATGGCTGGAAGAAGTTCGCCGAGCAGCGCGAGGGCGTGCCTGTGTCAGAAAAACCACAGGAGCCTGCGGTGCGCGGTCAAAAACGCTTGACAGGTTCCAAGAAGGAGAGCAGAATCGCTCCCTTGCAGTTGAGCCACAGCACGGATGCCGCGTAAGCCAAAGGGAAAAGTGCTATGCACCGGAGCCCAACCGGTGTCGCGGACGCAGAGCGGTGGCATGTTCTTTTAACAATTCGGGCATCATCGAAGCGTCTTCCTGCACGGCGCGCCGGGCCGGGGTGGGCGGATGCTTCGATGATGTCAGAACATGGGGTTGTAGCTCAATTGGGAGAGCACCTGCCTTGCAAGCAGACGGTTGTCGGTTCGATGCCGACCTTCTCCACCAGTATTGTATTGCGGGTTAGCGAGTAGTGGTACCTCAGGAGGCTCATAACCTCCCGCGAACGCCGACGCAGGTTCGATTCCTGCACCCGCAACCAGAGCAAGGCCCCGGATAGCTCCGGGGTAGCCGGGTAGCTACCGGACGCGCCCCTTGGAGGGGCACTGGGCCAAAGTGGAACTGGGTTTTGCGACCCCCACAGGCCAAGTACACAGGAAGGTCCACCCGAGGGTTGGCGACGGGCGCTGTCTCGAAAACAGTTGGGCTTCGATGCCGTGGGAGTTCGATCCTACCCACCTTCCGCCAGTTATTGTCGTCAAGCACATACGGCATGTGCAATGGCTTGATAAGCCATCGGCAGGAGGTTCGAATCCTCTGGCGACAACCAGTACACACGAAGAGCCGGTCGACCGGCACGGGGCGGACTGATCATCCGCTCCGTTTACTTACAACGGGCCCGCATGTTCCGTAGCGGCGACAGCGCCTCCAAAGCGTGGTGTGGGGAGTGCAACTCTCTCCGGGCTTGCCAGTACAATGTGGGGCGGCTCGCAAGAGCAGCGCGGGGTTGTGAGACTCTACGCCCCGCGCCTTATTCGTCTCGTGATGCAAATGGTACAGCATCCAGTCCTTCAAACTGGCGTACGTGGGTTCGATTCCCCGACGGGACACCAACAACGCCTCCGTGGTATACCGGAAGTGCGGCGGTCCTCTAAACCGTATCGAAGCGGGTTCGATTCCTGCCGGAGGTTCCACACATGAACGCGTACACACGACAGCGGTTCCACCTCAGATGGGGCGGAGCCAGATGGGACGGCAGGGGCCTTTGAAGCCTCTATGACTCGGTCCGATTCCGAGCGCCCCTTCCACAACATCGCCGTAGCCTAGCGGATAGGCCCCGCCCTCCGAAGGCGGCTGACGCTGGTTCGATTCCAGTCGGCGGTTCCAACAACGGGCCCTTCGTTCAACGGAACAAGGACAGCACGCTACGAACGTGCAAATCGGGGTTCGATTCCCTGAGGGCCTTCCAAATTGCTCTGTGGCCGAAGGGTAGATGGCAGCGGACTTTTAATCCGATTGGCGTAGGTTCGAGTCCTACCAGAGCAACCAGATTCGCCTTTGATCCGTTCTAGGGAACGGCCCCGCCTTGTAAGCGGGTGACGGCAGGTTCGAATCCATGCCAGAGGCTCCAGTTTCAAAGCGGGTGTGGTCTAGTGGCTGGGCGTCAGCCTTCCAAGCTGTTCCACGCAGGTTCGACTCCTGTCACCCGCTCCAACAACGCACTGATGGCAGAGAGGCCATGCACCCGCCTGCAAAGCGGTCGACGTCGGCTCGAATCCGGCTCAGTGCTCCAAGTAAGGCGGCAGACGGGTTCGACTCCCGTACTCATTAGTGTAACGGACGCACTCCGCCGCTCTTCAATGGTGTGCATAGTGTACTGGCGCGCAAGCTGTGCATCTCGCCCTGTGAAGGCGAGGGTGTGGGTTCGATCCCCACTGTACACCCCAAGCTGTACCTGAACGCCAGATGCCGGGCGGGGACCACAACTCGCGCGCCGGCTGTGTGGTGCGGGCAGGGAAAGTCGGCAGCACGAAGTCTCGTGTGCAAGCTGCGCGCCTCGTGCGTGCAAGGCAGTCACGCAGTGTGCTGCTGCATGAACATTGCATCTCCAGCTGACCAAGTGACAGCGGCGGTCTGAAAAACCGCAGAGCGTGGCGCGATACCACGGTGATGCACCAGACAGGTAGGTTGGCAGAGAGGCCGATTGCAGCGCTTTGCTAAAGCGCCAACCGTAACAGGTTCAGTGGTTCGACTCCACTACCTACCGCCAGCTCCACTACCCAAGGCCACCCGAAAAGATGGTGTGGATCAAGAGCCTTGGAAGATCAATTCCGAGTGAGCAGCCAAGGTGTTTGCATCTGACTGTTAATCAGACCTCGCGTGGTTCGATCCCACGACTCGGAGCCAGCATCAACGTCCGGTGTGAATCGCGAGCGACGCGCGCAGATGCTCGTGGTCGGCTCCTCCGGGCACCTACGCAGTCCCTTAGCTCAGAGGCAGAGCGGTCTCCTTACAAGTGACGGGTCGGGGTTTCGAAATCCTCAGGGACTACCAATCAGCTGTCCGTAGCACTGGGTGCGGGCCGGCCTTATACACCGGCGAGAGCGGGCGGACGGCCTGCGACGGCACGGATCGTTACCGTGGCGGACTACCAACAACGGGTTCATAGCAAAGTGCCTATGCCCTCGGCTCTTACCCGAGTGACCTTGGTTAAAATCCAAGTGAACCCACCAACAGAAGGCTCTAATGGCCTGTGCCATCGCACCAGAACAAAACATCGCGGCATTAGCTCAATCGGAAGAGCGGCGGACTGTCTATCCGCAGGCAACCGGATCGAAACCGGTATGTCGCGCCAAGATCAATCAGGGATTAGCTCAGCCCGGCCAGAGTATTCGCTTTGGAAGCGAAAAGCCGAAGGTTCAAATCCTTCATCCCTGACCATCAATGCCCCATTGGTGAAATGGCAGACACACTGCGCTTAGAACGCAGCGCCTTACGGCATCGCGGTTCGAGTCCGTGATGGGGTACCAAACGCAGGATAAAAAAGGGAATTATATACTTGACTCCAGAGCCGTTTTGAGGGATAATCTCTACTCATAAACGGAGTCCATTGACCATGAACGTAGTTCTCGCCTACCGTCCGAAGCCAAAGACGAAGCCCGCGAAGAAACGCCAGCGGGCGCGCAAGAAATTACAGAAGAATGAAGCCTGACTGCCCCACCTTCGATAAATCCTGGCGCGCAGCGTGTCAGGTTGTTGCCGTAGAACGCGGCGACGTGGACGGCATGATCCGGCGACACTACATCGGGAAATGGCCCGGCGTGTGCGTCTTGATTCTGGCGATGAAGCGCGCTGATAGCTTCCTCGGCGTGATCGTGTTTGCTCTCCCGCCGCGCGAAACGTCCAAGCGATACGGCGCCAAAACTTGGGAGCTTGCCCGCCTTTGGCTTGACGACTCCGTGCCGCAGAATGCAGAAACGTGGCTTATTGGTCGCGCCGTCCGCTACATTCGACAGCATCATAAAGCGGTGCAGGCTCTCGTTTCCTACGCCGATCCTTCGGCCGGCCATGCGGGCACGATCTACAAGGCGGCGAACTGGATAGCCGACGGGCGCACGGACGAAGGCCGCAAGACGCCGCGATGCGACTATGCCGACGCGGTGACTGGCAAGCGTTACAGTCGGCGCGGGCACGTCCCGGACGGCGCAACAATCAAGCGGATTCCTCGGGTATCGAAGCATCGGTTTATCTACCGTCTTGCCGCTTGAAATGGCAAAATGGAATCATGTATATAATTCCCATAAAAAAAGGGCGACTCCGTTTCCGGGGCCGCCCTTTTTGCATTGCACGTCCGCTACCGTAGCGCCACGAGGTTCGCGCTCATAGCGGGTAACGCTTGCCGCGCCTGTCGAACCACGCGGTCACGACATCGTCCTTGTCCAGCAGGTCCCATGACCCACTGTCGCTGCGACGATGCAGCAGCATCAGCGACGGGTGCCATCCCGTGGTGGTCGTGATGGTGCCGCGCCGAACGAACTTCTCGCCGCTGTCGTAGGTGGTGGTCACCTCCACGCGCGTGTCGGTCCTGTAGAACCTGCGCTGCGCGTCTGTGGTCTCCGGCTCGACGAACCTGTCGCCGTACTGCGCGCGGAACCGATGGACCATCTGTTGGTACGGCGAATACTGGCCGATGATGACCGGCTTCAATGGCCTGTTTGCCGAACCAAGCTGACCGCATTCGCAGCGGCCCGGGCCTGTGTAGTTGCATGACATCGTGCTCTCCTGTGAATCGCCAGCAAGTCGCTGGAGCCTGCCTTGCGGCAGGGTTCAGCCACCTACCTCCTCATCTCTCCCAACATCTCCGACATCAGCGTCTCGATGTCCTCCAGCGTCTTGGCAATCTTCGCCATGTAGAACTCAGGCGACTCGACCTTCGCGCCGAACGGGTCGGGGATGAACGCATCGGACAGCTTCAGCTCGCCGCCCTTGGGCGACAGGCCGAGAACCGGCAGGCCCATGAACTCGCCGACGACCGGCGTCTTGTCGAATGCCGCCTCGAAGTCGGTGGTGCTGACCTGCCCGGCGGGGTGCGTGACGTCCTTGTGTGCCGCTCCTCTGATCATGACTGCTCCTCTGCGGCCTCGGCCGCTGCTTGTTGGACCGAATCTCCGCGCAGCTCGTCCGCCACTTCGGCGGGATCGAGATGCAGCGGCTCGATTGTGTAGCGTTGCTCCTGAGAGCTGAGACCGCGCTCGTAACGGTTCACAGCTCCTCCGGGTGCGATGCGCGGGCAACGCTGTCGTACGCGCAGCCGTTCGCGCTGTTTCGATAGACGGAGATGGTAGCCGGCGCGCAGTGGTGGTGGATCAGCTCGTCGCGCACCTGCTTCGCCGTGAAGAACTCAGCGAAGTTGACCACGTCCACGATTATCGTTCCAACGCGGACGTCAAACTTGCGAAAGTGGCTCATGACTTCCCCTTCGGTGCCGCCAGACGGCCGGCGCTGATGAACTTGACCAGCTCGCCGAGGAACCGCTCGACACCCTCGACGTACATAACGCCATCGCCCAGACTACGGCCGGCGTCACGACTGAGCGCTTGGAACTTGACCCCGATGGGCCCGAAGTCGTAGGTGATGATCACCTCCGGCTTGGTGGTTCCCGGCGTCATGCCGTATAGCACGCCGGCAGGCTTCGCGCCTTCGGGTTGGTTCGCGACGTCCAGCTTGTTCGCTTCGAGCACTGCTGCAACGGTGTTCAGATACAAGTCGTGAAGGTTGATCATGATGGCCTCCGTTAGATGCAATCACCATCGCCGGCTGGCATGGTGTACTTCACTTTCATGAACTTCGCCGTGTACCAGAGCCCGCCCTGCGACTCTGGCCTGTGGTGCTCAGTCACGCACTTAACCTCGACCACCGCCCATACGCGGCCATTCTTCGAGAGGTGCGGCGCGAACGGTCGCGCACAGCAGTGCCACCCGGGCCTGAACGCGAAGCCCGGCGTGAGGTGTTCTTCTGCAACCAGCCACTCGCCAACCGGGATGCGTTGACCGCGATTGATGAACAGTGGACCGAGCGAGCCGTCAGTTCGTTGGCGAATCAGCTTATAGGCGATCATGATCCATCCCCAATCAACCGGGCGGGCTTGAGCGCATTAGCCAGTGCGGCGCACTTTTTGCACGTCACGCCAACACCCTGATCGTGCAGGACGAGCCACTTACCGCGACGTTTCATCATCCAGCAGTTGTCGCTGGCGTACGGATTGTGACCGCACAGCGAAGCCTCAGCGCTGCGTTCCTTGACGTGAATCTTGTGTCCGCCGTTTGCGCGGACCTTGTATGTGTCCATCGTTTTCTCCTGTGGAGATGCCAGCAAGACGCTGGAGGAAGGCCCGCACGCGGGCCAACCCTCAGAACCCTACACCTTCGGCGTAGTCTGCGAATGACTGGCGAGCGCTCCTGAGTGCGGCCCACCAATACTCGGTGCTGAACATAGCGAAGCCATCTTGCGTGACGCCGGCCGCGTTTTCAAGGTCGCGCGTCATGTCCGCATAGGGGAATTGACGGTGCCGTGTGTGCCATTCGTAAAAGGCCGCCTCGGCCTCTGTTCTTGGGTCGCGATTGGTCATGATTGTCTCTGTTCAAGTGCAAGGCGCACTCCACTGCCCTTGCGGGCAGCAGGCTACGTCCTACAGTGCGAGCACCGCGTCGACTACGTCGGCCTTGCGGACCGCGCCGGGGCCGAACCACGCGCTGTTGAGGCGCGCAGAGCGGTTGGACCCGAAGTGGTCAACCTCTTGCGTGACTGCGTTCACGAGACCCCACGCCGTGCCCTTCGAGCTGAGCATGTCAGCGCCGATCCCGAGCCCGGTGAAGTAGCCCAGCGTGCGGACCACGTTCGGGTTTTCGATCAACGTCGTTACGCTGGTCTTCTCGTCGGTCACCGGCTTCGGCTGACCGTACACCGAGCGGAGCACCGACTGCGCTTGTGCTACGGTGACCGTCTTGGCTGCGAGCGCACGCGCCTTCTCGATGAAGTTGGACCAGACCGTTGCACCGATCCCCAAGTCTTCCTTCACCTTTTCGATGTCAATCTCACGCGAGTGGTACACGATGGCCGAGCCCTTGGCCTTCTCGCCGAGCGCCATCTGCAACGTGTTGTTGCACACGACGCGGGTGGCGATGAACCGAAACTCGGTGCCGCTCGAACCGTCGAACGACGTGGTCACGAGCAGGTAGCCTTCGACAACGTCGCCACCGGGGAGTGTGAACGCTTCCTTGATCTTCAGCAGGGCCCAAATCTTGCGGCCACCGAAGAGCGAGCCCACCGTCTCGACCGGCCATCCCATCGCCTTGCTCACGTCGGCGATGAAGTTCAGGATGTCCGAAGGCTGGTGAATCACATACTTGCTGACCGACATCACGGACAGCGGCGCGTACGTGTCGTCGCGGTACAGCACCGCACGATTCAACGTCGAGCCGGCTTCGCGAACGACGCCGTCGGCACCCTTGAACAGCAGCTCGCCCTTTACGACCTTGAAGTTCAGGCCGCCAGCGACTGCCCACTCGTCGACCGTCGAATCCGGTTCGACCGTGAACCCGAGACCGTGCCACGGGGTCTTGGAACCCTTGACGTACGCCATGTTGGCGCGGCCGTTGCTCATATCCAGTTCATGTGACATGTGGTGCTCCTGTGTGGTTGAGGTTACGCCGGTATGGCGCACCGTGGGTGACCCGCAGTGCAGATCACCTACGCTGCACCCCGTTCGAGGGGGTGTGGCGATACGATAGCGTGTTACCCTTGCACACCCGTGGTACCCGGTGGTGGGGCGCTACCTACTTGGCTTCATGGCTCGCTACTGGTTGCCTGCCATCGGGCTTGTGGCCCTTCGCCGTGCTTGCTGCTGGAACTGACTCCACTATCGAGCAAACCACCGGACCCGTCAACAGCAACCGACGAACGGTCGATTGAGACCGACGAACGGTCATGTACACCACAACCCAGTAGGCTACAAATGCCGAAGATCGCAAAATGGCCCGATGCGTGGGGTCCCGAGCGCGTCCATAACTCCTTCTTCTCGCCCGAGGGGGTGGTAGAATTTCATCTCGATGGCTGCTGGTGCAGCCAATGCAAGGCAAGCCCACCCGAGAGGACGGCAGATGACCAAGATTTATCTCACCCCGGAGATGACTGACGGGCGATTCGGAGCAAGCATAGAGGCAGAGCTGGACGTGTCGCTGTCGTCGGTGGTGCTCACGGCGCAGTGGGCTATCAACGGCCCGTGCATGCCCAAGGCAATCCACGTCACCGACGGCCTCAAGCACCGCCGCACGGCATTCACCGCCGCCCGCACCATGATGGAGGGCGACGTCTTCACCGGCACGTATCGGCTGGAGTTCAACGACACGCCGCACTACGTGCAGGGTCCGATGGGCCCAATGGGGCCACCGGGACCGCCGGGCCCTACGGGCCGCGATGGCCGCGATGGCCGAGACGCAGACGAGTTCTAATCCTACCCACGGGCGGACAACATGAGCACATGGCCTTCACAGAATCACGAGCGCTGGAAGGCGGGCGAGGTATCCCCTGACTCAGTGCCCCAATCGCTGTCGGTGCTGGAGACCGAGGCCGACCGCGCGCGCCGCACCCTGTCCATCCTCAACCTCAAGATGAAGCTGGCCGCTGAGCTGGAGCGCGAGCTGTTCATGGTCCGCTACAACCGCTGGTACCGCCGCCTCTGGCGCTATCTTCAGGCCATGTGGTGGTCGATCCTCGATTTCGACTACAACAAGGTGATGAAGTGAACCGCATCGCCATCCTCCACGGCGGGCCAAGCGACCGCCAACAGCACGTGGTCGACCGCTACAGCGACGTGATCTACGTGGACGTGCTCGAACCGATCCCCACGCTCACCGTGAAGTCACGTGGCAAGGTGGACCCAGACGTGGGCGTGGTGCGCAAGGCGCGCTACGAGCGCGTATCGGCCGCCGTCAACCCCGGGCGCGACTGGATGTACCGCCGCCCCGGGCGCATCGGCTGCTGGCTGCCTGACCAAGAGGTGGTCCTGTACGTGTACGTGGGGCAGGAAGAATGACGTTCCAGTACCCGCCACCGCCCGGGCCCAAGGGTCCGAAGGTCCCCAAGCAACCATTCGGCAAGGGAAAGAAAAAGTGAGCCACCCGCTGACCCCGGAGCCCACCGGTATGTTCGAGCTGGGACAGCGCTCGGTGATGCTGGAGCGCGTGAAGGCCATCGTTCGCGAGTGGAACGAAGCCCCGGGCTACCCCCGGCCAGACCCCTACGAGTTCATGGGCCGAGTCGCATCGGTGTTCGACCAATGACCAAGCGCATCACGTGGCCCAAGGCCGCCATCGCCCTGACCCTCGACGTCTGGGACACGACAGTGTGGCTGATGCTGGACCCCAAGACGCGGGACGCGGTCGCGGCGTACCTGAGCAAAGACGGTCTCCTGAAGTGGGACAAGCACAGCCCCCACGGCTGGGCATCTCACCTCGTCAACGACGTCAGCGGCGCTCACTGCTTCGTTGCCTACGTGGGCGACGGTGAGCTGGTCACCCTCGTGCATGAGCTGGACCACGCCACGTTCATGGTGCTCAACAGCGCCGGCGTGCTCGACCTGCCCAACAACCAAGAGCCCCACACCTACACGCTGGGCTGCCTCCTACGGCAGGCCCTGAAGGCTCGAAAGTGGAAGAGCGCATGAACCGCCTGCCCGAGCTGATGACTGAGCTGGTGGATATGCAGGCCGACTGAATGGCTGAGACGATTGACGTTACCCCTCAAGCCCCAGCGCTGAGCATAGAGCACGAGAAGGTTCTACACCAGTATCTGATCAACGGCGGCAATGCCGCGCAAGCCTACGCCTCTGTCTACCCGGCTGCCAATGAGGGTAGCGCCAAGCGCGCGGCCAGTAGACTTCTGTCCACCCCACAGGCTAGACAATGGTTGGACAAAGCGCGCGCTGACGTGATGGCCCGCAACGGCATCACCTTGGACGCTCTGGTCAATGTCCTGAAGATTCAAGCGCTTACGCCGATCTCAGAGGTGCTGGGCGATCCCCGCGACATCGAGGGCGACAAGGTGCTCGCAGTAGAGTCGTACCGGGCTGCCACCGCCAAGACGGCCGAGGTGACCAAGATCGCCGACCGCCGTGGCGCTGTGGTCGAGCTGCTGGATCGATTCTTCCCTGACGTGGGCAAGCCCCAGCCGAGCACTACGCCCGGCGGCGCGGTGACCAACGTCCAGATCAACGCTGAGAACATCATGCTGGACATCCGTGCCCTATTCGCCAAACATCGCCCGGGGTGACCTGCCAGCCGACCTGCGCAACGAGCTGCAAATCTGTCCCTTCGAACTGCTTCCCGACCTGTGGGAAATCATGCTCCGCAACGGGGTCACCAAGGCTGCGCTGGGACGCGCGGACCGCTACTACCTGCTGACCCAGCTGCTGCACCGCAAGGACGCGATTCATCCGTGGCTGTACGACCGTTGCCGAGAGGTGGAGGCCAGCCCAGACGGTCACCTCGACCTGTGGGCCCGGGAGCACTACAAGTCGACCATCATCACCTTCGCGGGCATCATCCAAGAGGTGGTGAACAACCCCGAAATCACGGTGTGCATCTTCAGCCACACGCGCCCCGTGGCGAACAAGTTCCTGAACCACATCAAGAGGGAGCTGCAATTCAATGCCGACCTACAGACCGCATATCCCGACGTGCTCTGGGAGAAGGCGCACCGAGACGCGCCCCTGTGGAGTCTTGAGAAGGGGATCACGGTCAAGCGTACGACCAACCCCCTCAACGCCACCATCGAGGCGTCAGGACTGGTTGACTCGATGCCTACAGGTTCCCACTACCTCCTACGGGTTTACGATGACGTCGTAACGCTCAAGAGCGTCAGCACGCCCGAGCAGGTTGAGAAGACCACAGACGCCTACGCCCTGTCCGACAACCTCGGCGCGCGCGGCCCGGATGGCATGATGCGCGAGTGGATGATCGGCACCCGCTACTCGTTCGCGGACACGTACCAGACCATCATCGACAAGGCCACCCTGAAGGTGCGCCTGCACCCGGCCACCGATGACGGCACCCGCAACGGCAACCCAGTCTTCCTGACGCGCCAAGCGCTCGACGAGAAGCTGGACAAGCAGCCGTCCCATATCTTCGCCAGCCAGCAGCTCCAGAACCCGAGCGCCGGCAACGAGGCCATGTTCAAGCCTCAGTGGTTCCGCTTCTCAGACGTCCGCCCGGCCACCATGAACGTGTACATCACGGTCGACCCCGCCGGCAGCAAGAAGAAGGGCTCCGACAACACCGCGATGGCAGTGCAGGGCTACGATGCCGCGCGCGTTCACTGGTTCCTTGATGGGTACTGTCACAAGATGGGGTTGGCTGAGAGATGGCTAAGAATCAAAGAGCTGCGCAAGAAGTGGATGGAGATGCCCGGCGTGCAAAACGTCTTCGTCGGATACGAGAGCTACGGGATTCCCGACGCCTTGGATCACTTCGAGGAGCGCATGGAAATCGAGAAGATTTACTTCCCGATTACGGTGCTTCAATGGCCGAGGCAGGAGGCTGGCTCGAAGACGGACCGGATCGCCCGTCTGGAGCCCGACTTGCGGATGGGGCGGTTCATCATGTCCAAGCTGCTGAAGGAGGAGAGCCCCGCGCAGCAGGAGATGCGCGCGACGGGCCACGACTTCCGCATCTTCCAGCCCCAGAAGCGAATCGACCACAACGGCAAGATGTACGACCTGAACCGGACCCTGATCAAGGAAATGACCTTCTTCCCATTCGCCCAGCATGACGACCTGCTGGACGCTGTGTCCCGCTTCTATGACATGGACCCAAGACCTCCGGTGATAATAGACGAACGAGCGACAGAACCAGAGGCGTTCGGCGACGGAGCATAAATGCCAGACGACAAAACCAGCCAGCCCAATCAGGACTGGCAATCCGAGTGTGAGCCCGAGGTTACCAATACCCCGACGCCCTACGACCGCAGGTACGAGTCTCTTGGCGATGGCGGCTATATCCGACGCCCTTGCCCGCACGACAAGTAAACCCATGCCCCAATCACTGGACCAGATCAGACAGCTGGGCACCAAGATGGCCGTGCGCAACCTCGTCATGCTGCGAGACGACCAGCTGGAGACCTACTTCGCGGACATCCGCGTCGCGATGGCCGAGCTGACGGACGTCGAGTGCGCCACGCTGGTGAACCGCCTTGGCGAGCTGCGCCACCTCGCCGCCGTGGTCTGCATGAACCGTCACCTGCACAAGCCTGAGGAGGCAGCCGAATGATCGAGACCCTGACATCCGCCGACGTGGCCGTGCTCCGCGTCGAGCCCGACTACAACGCCGTGGACATCTGCCTCGCTGTCAAGGCAGCACACCCGAGCCCGGATGCCCACCTCCCGAATAGCCCGGTGGGCCGCCTGTGCTACATCGTGGCCGCCTACATGGCGAAGCACCGCACCGACCTGCCTGCCGTGATCCCGGCACCGATGGACGCCGTGATCCGCACCGAGAGCCGCCACGGCGGCCCGGCACCGATAGCGGACGGCGGATGAACCCCGTCATGGGCGTGTTCGGGATCATCGTCCTGATCATCTGCGCGTGCGTGCTGGCCGACCTGCTCGACGCCTTCGACCGAGTCGAATGACCTGTCTGTCCTGCGAGGAGCGCCGGGCCGCCATCGCGACCTACATGCGCAAGATGCTGCACCTACCCGAGCCGATCCGGGCCAAGGCAATCGAGCAAGCAAAGAAAGACCAACGGCTGTACCAAGCGCTGGCCGCATCGTGGCTGGCCGAACACCCATTCAAGGACCACCCATGAGCCTGACGGCACCGCCACCTACCGTTTCGTCGCCCACCGGCCAGATGATCGACTGGAGGGGCGTAGTCTTCCCGTCAAAGTACATCGGAGGGGCTGGAGCTGGCAGCTACCATCGCCTCACGTACCACCTGTGCGCCACTGCGGACGGACCGTGGGAGTTTATGAAGACGGGGTACAACAGCAACGGCTCCTACGCGCCGTTTCTGTACCCGCGCTACAAGATGATGCTGTGGCCGATAGACGCGGCGACTGGGAAGGAGACCGCGCCGGTCACCGTAGCCACCCACGACATCGTCGGCGCGGAGCTGAAGCCGGTGTTCAACGCGAAGTTCCCGCTGCCGGATGGGCTATACATCCTGCAAATCCTGCCGTTTACGCTGGCCGACGTGCCAATCGCCCCGGCCGCAGGCGAGTGCTACCCGCGCATCCCATTCTGGGTCGACAAGGGCGGCACCGCCAAGAACTTTCCGTGGTTCGCGCAAGCCTACGGCGACTACGAGTGGACACACTCTGCGCTTGGGCCCACCGCCGGGATGACGCCGTTGCACTTCTACTGCATCAAGCCAGCGAGCGCGCACAAGGCTCAGGCGTACCCTCTTCCGCTGGACACGGACCCGTACCTGCCGATACCCACTGGAGAGAAGAAGAGCCTCACGCGCGTCAACCTGACTCTGGCTCAACAACAGGGCCTCAACTGGTACCCATGCACAACGGATCGGGGCATCCGCGTCACCGACGGCGAGCATGGCTACTACCCGGTCGGGTACACGTGCTTCCAGCCGTTCAAGCCGTACATCGACGGCCCGCGCGGTGTCGCGCAGACTGCATACACGCTCTGGCTGGGGGAGGGACGCAACAACAAGGTGTACTTCAATACGCCGCACTCGTGGCGCAGGCTTGACGCGGACGGGAAGGTGCGGACGACCATTGGCATCGTACACACCTACGCTCCCTATCACGAGGACGTGACGAAATACAGCGCGATGAAGATTCCGCAGTTTCACCCTGCGGTAAAAATCATGGGCAACTGGATCAACATACCACTGAGCGAGCAATATCCGAAACTCTCGTACTTCTCGTTCTTCGACGACCTGACCACCCAGCCAGACCCGAACGCCGCTCCGGTGCAGGACGCCACGATGGCGTTCCCCGAGCAGCCGCATCTGGAGACCACCTTCAGGGGGCCCGTGCAGTATGGTGGCGACGCCCACGACGGCGGGTGGGTATTGGCGGCCGAGTTCGACAAGGCGGACCACCTGATACCGGCTAACGTCACGCGACACTTCAGGGTGCCTGACATCTTCGGCGGCGCGAAAAAGGACGGCATCGGCTTCTTCGCTTCGCGGAGCGGCAACGCCATCCAAATGTGGGACTACCGCTCGCGCCCGGCCAAGTTCCTCGGCAACCTGTGCGCGGCACCGGCCGGCCTCCTTGGCGGCATCATCGACGGCCGCAACCGCTACTTCCCGACGCTGAATGGCGTCGTTCTCACGCAAGCGCAGGCCCGCGCATACACCGTAGGCCCCAACGCGTTCATCCCGGGACCTGAGGGTATCTCCATCGTTGGCAACACGCTGTTCGTGGGCTCGTCATCGTGCGGGCAGGTTCTTTCCATCGACCTGACCACCAAGGTGATCACCCCCGCTTGCCCGGTCTCGATATACAACGGCCAGACCTTCGCGGTGATTCCGAGCGTGGACGCGTTGGGCAGAATCTTCACCGTCACCTTCGACAATCAGACCAACGGTCACGCGGTAGCGCACGTGCCGGGGGTAGGGGTCGGCAAGGACGGCGTCACCTACTCGCACAACGCGGTGTGGGACTGGATCGACATTTCCTACGACGCCAGCGAGGGCGTTGGTGGGGCTACGCTCGACGGCGTCTACCCGATGTCGGTGTACGCCAGCGTGGACCGCATTATAGAGGGCGGGTCGGAAGAGAACATACGCTTCTGGCGCATGCCGAGACCCGGGGAGGCGGCGGCCCCCGACTACGCGAAACTCAAGGCTGGTCACGCGGAGTGGAATGCCGCTGGGTATGACGTGTACGGACGGCTTGGCTACCAAGCATCTGAGCTACCGTGGGGCGTCAGTTCCAACATCGACTACTGGCTACAACAACAAGGACACAAACCATAAGGAGCCATCATGGCAGACAGCACCTACGACACAATCAAATACCGCAAGGGCAGCATTGACGACACGATGGACGCCGCCGAGGCCGGGACTCAGAAGCCGGGACCAGCGACGGCCAACGCGCCGCCATCCGTGCCCGTGCGCAACACCTCGGCCGGCCCGTTTGGAGGCAAGTCCAACCCAGACAACCAGCTGCCCGAGACCGCCTTCCACAAGGTGAAGACGTTCTTCGGGATCAAGGACTGACCGTGTCCAAGGCACCCCGCGCAGACTTCGCCCTTCCGGGCGGCAAGTTCCCACTGAACACCCCGGGGCGCGTCGCCGCCGCTCCCGGGCTCGCAGCCTACAGTGAGGCCAAGGGCAACATCACCCCGGGCCAAGAGGCCGAGGTGAAGGCCAAGGCCGCCTCGAAGCGCGGAGGAGACCGTCTCCCTGACAGCGCGTTCCATAAGCCCGGTAGCCGCTGACTCCCGGCGGTACAATAGCCGGACCACCCAATCCCCGAGGAGGGACCAATGTTCTGTGACGTATGTGGCTGTGAGCCGTGCAGGGTAGGAGCGCCGGTGAATTACGAGAACGAGCGCCGCAAGGCTGTCGAGAGGGCTGAAGCCCAGCGCATCGCCGACATCATCAAGGACGCGTTCGCGCCGCTGTTCGACGAGCTGAAGCGCAAGCCTGCGTTCTGGGAGGATTTCGGCTTCAAGTCGAGCGACCCCGACGAGCTGGGCGTCAAGCCTGTCGAGGGCCACGTCACCGGCGAGCAGCTGCAAAACATCATGGACCAGACGTGGCGCGCTCTGGGCGTGAAGCGCTACACCGCAGCGTACTGGCCAGACCCGGACAAGCGCTACCTCGTGACCGGCGTCGCCTTCTCGGCGACCGAGGAGGGGCAATGCTGACCCCGTTCGACGCCGCCATCCTGATGCTGGTCCTCGTGGCCGCCGTCGGGTTCCCGCTGGTGATGATCATCAACAAACTCACCGAGGCCAACGCGCTCGCGCACAGACGCAACGAGCTGTGCGACGAGTCCAACAACATGATCGCCGCCGGCCAGCAATACGCTCAGGCTCTTGCCGAGCAGATGGCGGCCAACCAGCGCGAGCACTTCGCCGAGGTGCGCGAACAACTGAAGGACTACGAATGACGAGCCAAGAGTATATCCTGTCCGTCCTCAAGCTGCCGTTCTCCGACGAGGACAAGGCGGCCATGATCGTCAAGCTAATCGACGCCGGCATCAAGGCTGGCGTCTCAACCGTATCGGGTTCGACCATAGGCAAAGCACCGGCAATTCAGGCCCAGCCGACAGAGCCGACGGTAGCGCCCGACCTTCTCGCCACCAAGCCGGTAACCCCACCCGCGCCAGCTGTGACGCCAGCGCCCGTGTTCGTGCCGGCTTCGGGGGTGACTTTCCATGCCGAGAACGGCCAGCGCGTGGACGACATCGTCCCGAGCGGCACGCCCGGCACCGTGACCCTGCCGGCTACCGGCAACGTGGTCTCCGTGGGACAGCCGCAGAATGGCGAGACCGCCTTCGGCTACCTGAACCGCGTCAAGGCGCAGCTGCACGCCACCGACCTTGTGAACCGCTCGCTCGCCGTGCTGGCGATACAGGGCTGGGGCTACACCGCGACCCAGAACGGGCTCGACCCGAAGGACCCGAACAAGTGGCCGGAAATCGCCGACCGCGTCTGCAACGGCGCGTCGTACCAGACGCAGGCGCAGAAGGATGCCGCCGCGCTCGCGCGCCAGCAAATGATCAGCGGCATGCAAAGCGTGGCCGCGCAGTATACAGCGCCTCAGCCAGCGCCCGCGCCGGCCGATGACGGAGGTACCGTACCGGTCCAGTTCGAGAACCGGTAATGAGCCGCAACTGGAGGTGGGAAACCGCGTCCGAGCGCGCCGCCAAGGTGGTGATCGCGTTCGCCGCAGGCTTCGCATTCGGGGCGATGGTGTTCTGGTCCAAGCCAGCCCACGCCCAGAAGCCCCAGCCGCTGACCATCGTGGTGTGCGCGCAACAGGCCGCATCGTTCCGCTACGAAGGCGGGGTCATGTACGTGACCTGTCCGCCCGACAACAAGCCGGTGCTCACCGTCTACGGATGCGTGGGCCCGTCTCTCGACCGCAACAAGACGCCCGGGCCGCGAGGCTACGAGTACACCTTCAAGTGCCAGTCATGGACGACGTACGTGCAGACCCCAAAGACGTGATGCGCGCAGTCGAGCAGATGGCCGGCATGCACAACTTCGTCCACGTGAGCGGCATGCCAAAGATGGGGCCGACCAGCTACACCGTGGGCAGCATCCAGTTCGCGCCGGGCACGTACGGAACCCCAGACCACAAGGGCGGCAACTTCTTCGACGGCCGCATCGCCCCGGGCATCGGCAGCGCGAGCAAGCAGACCGTCGACCTTGGTCCCATCAAGGATGCCATCGTCAAGGCGCTCGACGCGCTGATCGACCTGCACGGCAAACTTAACGCAGTCCCAACCTGAGGTAGACCAATGGCCGTTACATACGCAGCAGCTCTCAAGAACACTCGGATGAATTCGGTCCTGACGGCCATCGACGCAGGAGGCTCTGCCGGTAGTCTGGAAATCGGGACCAGCGCGATGGGCACAGTGCTCGCCGTGCTCCCGCTGTCTCATCCAGCCGGCACCGTATCGGCTGACGTTCTCACGTTCAGCTCGATCACCTCAGACTCGTCTGCTGATGTGACAGGTACGGCTGCCGCCGCTCGTATCAAGGACTCAGCAGGCAACGTAGTTGTGTCCGGCCTGACGGTAGGTACATCCGGGTCGAATATCAACCTCAACACCACGTCGGTCGTGTTAGGTGACAACGTAGCCATCAGCTCAGCCACGATCACGCACGGCTGATAAATGTCCGTCAATTTCGTCCAGCAGGTTCAGGCGAGCCTGCTGGGATCGGCGAGCACGCTGGACGCGCCGTCGATCACACCAAGCGCCGGTAGCGTACTTGTATGCGTAGTCGAGTGCCTTGGTGCTGGCACGACCATGACACTGTCGGACACGACGGGAAGCAACGGTTCGTGGACGTCGAGCCTGTCGCAGACCGACGCTGGCAACTTCGTCACGAAGGCGTTCTATTTGGTCAACGCCGCAGCTACGGCGTCAACGATCAGAGCGACATTCTCGCCAGCTGCCTCTGTCGTCGGGATATACGTCGCCGAGTTCTCTGGCGTAAAGACTTCCGGCGCGTTCCTTGCCGAAGCATCTCAGCTTCAACTAGCGCCGGGCAATGGAGCGGACCTCGTAAGCAGCGGACTGTCAGGCGTTCTTGGTGCGCAGCCGGCGCTGATCTTCGGGTTCACTTTCAGCGACAGCAGCCCCAACGCTACCGAGGTAGAGGGAACGGGTTTCACCGGACTGACGAAGGTATGGGACTACGCGCTTGGGTCTGGCCCATTCGCGATGCCGGAATGGAAGCGCGTGACATCGACCGCGTCTGTGGCTGCGACGTGGACGACGAGTGTTCAAGAGCACCACCACAACTACCTGCTGGCGTTCGCAGAGCAAACGGCAGCAAGCATCACTGGTACGCTTGACGCAACAGAGTCGGGAGACACGGCCTCAGCTACCGGGGTATTGACAGTCAGCGGTTCGCTTGTCTCGTCGGATGCTGTCGACGTCGTTGCGTTTACCGGAACGGTAACCTACACCCCGAACAGTGTCGCCGGCACGTTCGCCGCGACAGAGCAGGCGGACGTTGCAGAAATGCGCGGCCTTGGTGTTGTCCGCATCCCGCAGCTGGTGGTGCGCGGGTCCACGATGCTGTGGGGCCAGCAAGTCGCAATCATTGACGCGATGTCCGAGCTGGACTTCGTCGACCCGAACGACAGCATCGAGCGCGCGCGCGAGCGCCGGCAGCCGGTGATCTATCCGTTCAACCGCAACGGCAAGAAGGGCTTCATCGCCCCGCTCGACCCATACGCCTGACCATGTGGGTTCTCATTGCGCTCGCTGGTAACGTGAACGGCCACGTGATCTACCCTGACAAGTTCGCCTCGCTGCCGGCGTGCGTTGCGCACGTGAAGGTGTTCCGCGCGGACCTTGAGAAGCAGTTCCCCACAGTCAAGTGGCGCGACATCTCGTGCTACGTCACGAGCGGAGCTGGCGAGACAACCTAACATGGTCTCATGATGGACAAGATCACCCCCTATCGCGGGCCGCAACAGCCGTCTCCCGAGACGGAGCCTGCACCATTCGCCCCGAGAGACGTCGCTCCAGAGCGCCCGCCCCGGGAGAACTACATCGAGGCCGCCGCGCAGCTGCAACGCGACCTCGACAGAGATGCGGTCGTGGCGGCCAACCGGTCGAGTGACGACCCCTACCTCGCGCTGCCAACCGGAGTGCGAGCAAACTACAGCCGGGCAGAGTACATGTGGCTATCCGATGCGGAGAAGAGCACCCTCGTTCAGCGTGAGTGCGAACCCGACTGCTAAGGAGAACTCCAATGTTCGAATTCCTGTTGTTTCTGATCATCGGCCTGACCCTGTTCGTTCCACTGAGCGAGCGTGGCAAGCTGGTAGCGATGATCTTCTACACCGTCATCATGGCGCTGTGGATTCTCGCTGGCGCTACTGGCTACAACGTGCCGCACTTCAACTTCGGCACGCGCTGATGCTGTACACGATTCTCATCATCCTGCTGATCCTGATCTTGCTGGGACGGCTGTAACATACTGACCCCATCAGGGGCAGATAGGAGCGGCCCCATCAGGGGCCGTTTCCTTTCCTACCGTCGTGACGACAGGCAGACTCCCTTGGGGACTCTGAGGAGAGCGCATGGAAGGTCAACTCGTCGAGTCGCCGCAAATCAGCGTGCTCGAATTCAACCTCTGCAAGAATGCCGCAGAGCTGCTGCACAAGCACTACCCGGGCCACCTCTGGGCCGTGTCCATCAATGGATCGGTTCTCGACGTCCGCAACCTGTTCCTCTCCGGCGAGTGGGGCTTCCGCCTACACGTCCCGGCAATCTACAGCTCCAGCGACTGGGATAAGCGGATCATCACAGCCGGCGGCGAGATTCTGGAACGGTACAAGCACAGACGCGGGGTCGTCCACGAAGGTCACATCCATGACCTGCCCACGGACTTCTCCGGGCGTCACAAACCGGAGCTGTGATAGATGAGTTCATCCCCAATCAATGGGTCCAGTTCCGACTGGCTCCAGATCACTCAGAGCGCCTTCAAGGACGGCCGCACGTATTTTGACGGCGGCGTCCGGCGGGACATCGAGCGGGACGTGCGCCAGTTCCAAGGGCTGCACCCGACCGATTCCAAGTACCTGTCCGACGCCTACAAGGCGCGGTCCCGGTTCTTCCGCCCGAAGACTCGCTCCACGATCCGCCGCAACGAGGCGGTCGCGGCAGCCGCGCTCTTCAGCAACACCGACGTGGTCGAGGTGGGTGCGTGGGATGACTCCGACAAGACACAGCAGGCAGCCGCATCGCTCCAGAAGGAGCTGCTGAACCTGCGCCTGAAGCACAGCATTCCGTGGTTCCACGTCGCCATCGGCGGATACCAGTCGGCACAGGCCGAAGGTCTCGTCTGCGCGCACGTGTTCTGGAAGACCGACAAGAAGCGGGACATCGACCAGCCGATGGTCGACCTCGTGCCCATCGAGAACATGGTCTTCTCGCCAGCCTCGTCGTGGTTCGACGTGGTCAACAGCTCGCCGTACCTGATCCGCATGATCCCGATGTTCGTCAAGGACGTTCAGGCGCGGATGAAGTACACTGGCCCGACGGCGACCAAGAAGTGGAACCCATTGCCGGAGGCAACGATCCTTCAGGCGGTGCAGGCGTACAGCGACTCGATCACGCTGGCGCGCGACAACAATCGGCCGGACGCCAAGACCACGGCGACCAGCCTGAGCCCGTACCAAGTGGTGTGGGTGTACGAGACCATCGCCGACATCGACGGCGAGGACTACATCTGGCACTCGCTTGGTGAGACCGCGCTGCTCTCCAATGGCATCCCGTTGTCGAAGGTGTACTGGCACGGCAAGCGCCCGTACGTCATCGGCTACGCGGTAATCGAGACACACAAGATTTACCCGCCGGGCGTGTCGCGCCTGACGCGTGAGCTGCAAGGCGAGCTGAACGAAAACGCGAACCAGCGCTCCGACAACGTCAAGTTCGCGATGAACAAGCGGTACTTCGGCAAGCGCGGCGCGCAGCTGGACATCCGCTCGCTCGTGCGCAACGTGCCGTCGTCCGTGACGCTGATGAACGACCCGGAGAAGGACGTCCACGTCGTTGAGACCAAGGACGTCACTCAGTCGGCGTTCGAGGAGCAGGACCGCCTCAACATAGACTTCGACGAAATCGCCGGCAGCAACAGCAAGTCCGCGCGGGGCGACCCGGACAACCTCGCCAACAAGGTGGGCGGTGCCGAGATGCTGTCGGAGGACGCCAACCAGATCGAGGGCTACCAGCTCCGCACGTACGTCGAGACGTTCATCGAGCCCGTGCTCGTGCAGCTCATGCTCTGCGAGCAGCACTACGAGACCGACGAGTCGATCCTCGCCCTGTGCGGCAAGAAGGCCCAGCTGCAAGAGGACCACGGCGTCAACGAGATTGACGACAACCTGATGATGCAGGAGCTGACCCTGACGGTCCACGTCGGGATCGGGTCGACCAGCCCGCGCAAGCAGCTGGACAACCTGCTGTTCGCCCTGTCGAAGATTGTGGAGCTATTGTCGACTCCGGTTCTGTCACAATATGGGCTGGACGTCGAGGAGCTGATCAACGAAATCTTCTCGCGCATCGGGTACCGCACGGCCGACCGCTTCTTCAAGTGGGACGACCAAGACCCGCAGATCAAGGCGCTCAACGCTCAGGTTCAGGACCTGACGACCGCGCTGAAGAACAAGCAAGACCCGCCCGAAATCGTCGCGGCTAAGGTGCTGTTGCTCCAATCACAGGTCAAGAAAACCCTTGCGGACACATTCAATGTCAACGTCGAAGGTCTCTTTGGTTCGATGCAGGCCGCAGAAGTGGTTGCGGCCGTGCCGGCTGTGGCTCCTGTTGCGGACACCATCGCCAAGGCAGCTGGGTACGAGCCGCCTGTCCCAGAGGGTCAAGACCCGGGCATCCAACCTGCGGGCGCGGCACCCGCCGCTCCTGCGGGACCGCCTGATGCGGGTCCTGCGCCGCCGCCAGTGGTGGGCCAACCTCCAGCGGGCCCAGCGGTTCCCCCAATGGGCACACCGGTGGCAGCGCCGGCTGGCCCGGCTGGCCCGGCCCCCGGCCTTTCGGTTGACCCCAAGGGCATCACCAACAAGCGGACCGGGATCAACTTCGTCCCCGGCACCTCACCGACCGCCGGACCAGCTGGCGTAAAGCCTGACGGCCTGCCGCAGGGCGTCAACAAGAACACGTCGCCGCAGCACACGGCCGTCGCCGGCAAGTCTTCGTTCGGCAAGCCGCCGATGCCGAAGATGGCGAAGACAGGTCACCCTGACGTCGGGACGCACTCCGGCATCGAGGGCGGACAGACCAGCGCGCACCCAACGCGGCCACTTGCTGGCGGCATGCCGATGACTCCGGGCATGGAGCCAGCTGATCCTGAAGTCGACGCTCAAGCGCAGCACGAGCGCGACAAGGAAGCGCAGTCGCACAAGGTCAAGACAGAGACCGACGCGAAGGCGAAGCTGATCGACAAGCAGGCCGCCGCCGACATCCGTGTCGCGAAGGCCGCGCCGAAGCCGCCGAGACCAGCTTCAAAAGGAAAGTGACATTATTTTAGCTTTCTGCTGGTCAAAGTGAAAGAATACTTGCATTTCCACCCTGAGGAGGGACTTTGAAGAACACCGACATGTCGGCGTTCACGGACGGGCGCGCGCCTGACGTGGAAGCAGACGACGCAGCGGCACGCACCAACGCGCGCAACACCATTGCGTTCGGGATGGACATGGAGAACTTCATGCGCTCCGACGTCGGACGCTACCTCGATGCGTGCTCGCGTCGCGAGATCGTCGAGTTCCTTGACGAGCTGTCGAGGGTCACGCCGACCGACGCGGACGAGATTCGCAGGATTCAGATGGAGATTGCCAGCCGCCGCATGTGGGCTGACTGGCTGAGCACGGCGATCCAAGCGGGCCATGCTGCACAGGAAGTGTCGCTTGAGCGAGGCAGCATCTAACACACGAAGGGACTACAACGAATGAGTGCCACCCAGAACGCGGGCGTACAGGACGAGGGCAAGAGTCGTAGTGCGCAGGATTCAAAAGAGAGAGATGATGCCGACGCCGCGCGAGCGCGCGCCGAATTCGAGAAGGCCACCATCAAGGGCTTCGCTGACCTACCCGATGATCACCCGATGCGTCGTCGCATGGAGATGGTCGAGGACATCGAGCGCATCAACAACGCAGCGGCCGGCGTAGAGCCGGACGAAGCGGCGGTTGCCGGTGCGATTGCCAAGGCGGCCGGAGACACACCAGCGGTCGAAGCGTTCAAGGACAGGCCGGTCGACACACCTGCAAAGGTGGTGAAGCCGACAGAAGATGCAGCTCAGGCCGCGAAGCAGTTGGCCGGAGAAGATGGCATCACCGTCCTCGATCCCGCCGACCTCGCGAAGTACAACGTGCGCGTCAAGATCGACGGCGTGGAAGAAGTCGTTCCAGCCTCGAAGGTCTTGGGTACGTGGCAGAAAGGCGCGGCTGCCGATGTTCGGCTGGCCGCTGCAACGAAGGCGAAGGCCGATGCCGAGAAGGCGTTGGACGACGCCAAGAAGCAAGCGCAGCAAGCGGTCGCATCCGCTGCTACCTCGTCGGCAACGGCGGTGGCGCAGGACAAGGTTGCGACGTCAGAGGCCGCACAAGTGAAGTTCAAGGAAGCAAGTGACGCCATGTACAGTGGCGACACCGAAGCAGCAGCACGCCTCTTCGCAGAGGCGGTGGCCGTTGCGAGCACGCCGGTTGTGGATACGCGAAAGAGCGTTACCCCTGAAGACCTCGTGCAGCAGGTCACACAAGGAGTAGAGCAGCAGCTGTCGCAGAAAGGTGCATTGAAGCAACTCTTCATTGACTACCCGCAGATCAAGGACAAGAAAGCCTTCCAGATCATCGCAGATGAATACATCGGTGCCTTCGTGGCAAACGGTGATGACATCGCGACCGCCATCGGCAAAGCCGGTGACGCGATTGGCGAAGAGTACGGGTTCGGCAAGTTCGCGCCGAAGGCCGTTGTTCCCCTTGATGCCGGGCGTCCAATCAAGACGGGCGGACCAACCACCAGAGCGGAGAAGCTGAGTGCCAAGGAAGAGCTGGACGTAATTCAGTCTGGCAACGCGCGATCAAGTTCCACCGAATCCGAACCGCTGACTGTCTCGCAAGAGATTGACGCGATGCGGAAGACTCGGCCGGGATACATCGCGTAACCCAACGCAACAGCGTCGCTGTCGTGTTACGCACGACATCCGACATCCAATGGAGCAACATCAATGACCGGACAACTTTGGTCGACCAGCTCCCTCGGTGGATACCTCTTCAGCCCTCCGCTGTCGAAGGTGCTCCGTCACGCGGTTCAGCCGCTGGTGAAGTTCCGCCAGTTCGCTGACATCAAGGACGCGGCAACACAAGGGAAGCAAAAGGGAGATACGATGCACTGGAACGTCTTCAGTGACATCGTAACGGCTGGTACTTCGCTCGCAGAAACGAGCACGGTGCCGGTGAGCAACTTCACCATCACGCAAGGAACGATGACCATCACGGAATACGCGAACAGCGTGCCGTACACCGGAAAGCTGGACGATCTGTCCGAGCAGCCGGTGAAGGAAATCATCTCCAAGGTCCTGAAGAATGACGCCAAGAAGGCGTTCGACAAGGCCTCGTGGACGCAGTTCGACGCAACGTACCTGCAATTCGTGGGAACGGCGACGGGCGCTGGGGTGCTGACAACGACTGGCGCATCGGCGACGACAAACACGTCGGCGCTTGACCTGTCGCAAGTCAAGCTGATCAATGACACCATGAAGGAGCGCAACATTCCTCCGTACATGGGCGATGACTACGTGTGCATCGCGCGGCCGTTGACTCTGCGTCCGCTGAAGAACGACCTCGAAGCGATCTTCCGCTACGTCGAGCCGGGCTTCCAGATGATCATCAACGGCGAAATCGGACGTTGCGAGAACACCCGCTTCGTCGAGCAAACCAACATCGCGAAGGAGGTCAACCACTGGCCGACAAACACCAACGCGGCGTACTTCTTCGGCCAAGACACGGTCGCTGAAGGGATTGCTGTGCCGGAAGAAATGCGCGGCGCAATTCCGACGGACTACGGTCGGTCGCGTGGTATCGCGTGGTACTACCTCGGCGGTTTCGGCATCACGCAGGGGTACTCCGCAGCGACGTCTGCCAACGCTCGCATCCTGAAGTGGGCATCGGCGTAAGCCGGTAGTCCGCTCAATGCGCGACGAGACGGGGCCTTCGGGCCCCGTTTCACATTTCTCTCGAAAGGAGAACGAGCTATGGTAGCTGGAAATTACGACGATCCGGTATACGCGATCAAGCGTGAAGTGTTTGTTCCTGCCCCTGCGGCGGGAGCTGCCGGTACAACGAAGTTCGCCCTGTTTTCGGCCGCAGTCGTTTCTCGTGCGCAAGCTGTCGTAAAGACGGCGGGCACGAGCGCGACGAGCGGTTCGTACATTCAGGTTCTCAACGGAACCACAACCCTCGGCACACTGCTCACCGGGTCGGCAACAGCCGGCACGCTGATCACGGCCACTCTGTCAGGAACGGTCCCAGCTGCGTCACAGTGCCAGATTCTTCAGGGCACGGATGCGACGGGAGTGGTCTACGGCGTGACTGTCGAGTACCAAGACGCATAAGGGAAATCAGACATGTCCGACGACCTGCGTTACATCACGCTTCCCGATCCACCGCTGGGGACAGAGAACGAAGCCAGCGAAGGCCGGGAGGATGTGGTCGGCAAGAATGGCGTGTGGCCGGAAACGGCGCTCGACCTCAACACGTCAGCAAACCTGCCGGAAGCGCCCGTCGCAACGGGCATGTCTCCCGACAGCCTCGCAGGTGTGACTCGTTCCGCCCTCTCGGACGGATTCGAAGTCGTGCCCGAAACAGAAACAATGCTGAGCATCATACGGATCGACTCGCCTGCGGACACCATTTCGCCGGGCGCACGTCCTGAAGTGTGCGTCTCACGCAAATACTAAGGAGCGTCATGAACAACAATGGCGATTTGATCAAGGGCTTCACGGACGCCTACACAGTTCGTGGCGACACCAAGGGGTTTGCCGGCAGCGAGAATAGCTCGCCGATGGACTCCGGTGCTCCGGTCTGGCTCGAAGGAATGAGTGTGGACGCGAACGCGACCAACTCGATGGGCGCGGTCGGCGACACGGGCAGCGACCCGATGTTCGACAAGTTCAAGCACCAAGCAACAGGCAACGCGGACCAAGTCAACCAGACCGGCAGCAACACCGCCGAAGGTGTGGCGTCGTCCTCAATGCCGAGCGGCAGCGACCCGATGTTCGAGGAAATGCCGCACGACAACTCAGTCAACAACGCGTAACACCGCAACAACGGAGGAGGGACCAATATGCTTGACAAGAGCAAGCCCGCTGATCTTTGCATCGGCGGCGTTCTGAGCGGCTGTCTGATGCAGGGCGGTCGCTTCTATCGCGAAGGCGTCGAAGTTGACAAGGACAACGTCCCAGTCCCCGGCGCGAAGGCACCGAAGGAACCGAAGGGCAAGAAGGTAGACAACACCGACATGTCCGCGTTCGTAGACCCGCAGGTGGCCGCACAGCTCGGACAAAGCTGACGATGGCGATGCGCGTGGGAGGTAAGGGGCCAGCGCTCCTGTCGGACGTACGCTACGACATCGTGGCGTACACGAGAGGCCGTGGGCTAGACATCGGGCGCGGTGAGTACAAGGCGTTCCCGCATTTCATCGGGGTGCGCGAGAAGGGTGACGACATCAAGGACCCTGTCGTCGCCGACTTCGAGGTGGAGTCGTTCGCAAACCTGAGCGAGTTCATCGACGGAGAGCTGAACTTCATGTTCATCTGGGGCATCGGCCCCGAGGACACGATCAAGTACGGGCTAGAACAGTCAGCCGAGAAGTTGCTCATGCCGGGCGGGTTCTACATCAACGTCTGGCAGACCGAGCCAGCAGAGAACGAGCAGCCGATCAATGCGTGCTTCCTGATGCAGATGGGAGACAACGGCAAGCTGGTCCGCTGCGATCCGAAGTTCCGGTTCGAGCCGGTCGCAATCCCTTGGCACCGCATGCCTACCGAGGGAGAGAAGACCGCGTGCGTCATCCGCTACGGCGCAATTGGCGACATGTTGCAGACGGCGTCGATCCTGCCGGTACTGAAGCGCGAGGGCTACCACGTCACCGTGAACTGCCACCCCGAGGGCGAGCTGGTGCTCCGCTACGACCCGAATATCGACAGCTTCTCGGTGCAGGACAAGGACCAAGTCCCGAACGAAGAGCTGCAAGCGTACTGGAAGAACCTCGCGACGAAGTACGACCGCGTGATCAATCTCTGCGAGTCGGTCGAGGGAGCGCTCCTGCTGCACCCGGGGCGCGCGAACCACCGCTGGCCGCACGCCATGCGCAAGAAGTATTGCAACCTGAACTACCTCGAATTCATGTCGGAGATCGCGGAGCTGCCGTTCAATCCCGATCACCACTTTGTGCCGACCGAGGAAGAGGCGAACAAGGCTAAGGATTTCATCGCGGACATCCGCGCCAAGATGAACGTAAAGACCCCGCCGATGACGCGCGGAGTTGAGCCTTACGTGGTGATGATTGCCCTCGCTGGGTCGTCTGTCCACAAGTTCTACCCGCACCAAGACACCGTCATCGCTGAAATTCTCCTGCGCATCCCGAACTCGCACGTTGTGCTGATCGGCGGGCCCGAGAGCGAGGTGCTTGAGGGCGGGTGGGAGTCCAATTCGCGCGTGTCTTGCCTATCTGGCAAGCTGCCGATTCGCGACTCTATCGCGTTGGCGCAGGTGTGCCAACTGGTGATCGGTCCAGAAACGGGCCTGTTGAATGCCGTTGCGTTCGAGACTAACGCCAAGATCGTTTTGCTGTCCCACTCCACCGAAGAAAACCTAACGCGCGACTGGACAAACACAGAAGCGCTCCACTCTCTCGTGACCCCGTGCTATCCATGTCACCGGCTGCACTACAACCACGACTTTTGCCCGCAGGACGAGACAACCAAAGCTGCCATGTGTCAGGTGGAGCTGCAACCGTCCGCCGTTATGGGCGCAGTGCAAAAGGCCCACGTGGGCTGGGGCACCGTACGAAACCTTCTCCAACCGCAACGCTGATCAAGGAGCCAATTATGGCGAAGCATTTCCCATTCATCGACGACGCACGGATCGACCGCGAACTCAAGGACCTGTTGAACCAAGTCCTCGACGAAGCGCCGTTCCTTACCGGGCGCGGCGACAAGGGTGACCGAGGGCCGCAAGGCCAGCAAGGTCCCCAAGGACAGGACGGGCCTCAGGGTCCTCAGGGCGACCCCGGACCACAGGGTGACCCCGGACCGAAGGGCGACACGGGCGAGCGCGGCGACAGCGGCGCGGGAATCCCGGGAGCGACCGGACCCGAGGGGCCGCAAGGCCCAGCTGGTGCCGATAGCACCGTGCCCGGACCGAAGGGCGACCAAGGCGACGTAGGCCCAACAGGACCTGCCGGACCAGCTGGCGCGGACTCGACGGTGCCCGGACCTCAGGGTGACGTCGGACCGGTCGGTAACACAGGACCAGCCGGCCCTCCCGGGCCTCAGGGTCCTGCCGGAGCTGATGGCACAGGTGGCGGTGGCGGAACAGGCCCAGCCGGACCTCCGGGCCCAACAGGGCCGCAGGGTCCTGCCGGACCAGCCGGAGCCGACGGAGCACCGGGACCAGCGGGCGCACAAGGCAACACAGGTGACCCGGGACCCGCAGGGGCCGACTCGACCGTACCCGGACCGATGGGCGCAACAGGGCCTGCCGGAGCCGACGGAGCACCGGGACCGGCAGGCCCACAAGGCCCTGCTGGAGCCGACTCGACAGTGCCCGGCCCAGCCGGCGCTGACGGAGCGCCCGGCCCTGCCGGAGCCGACAGCACCGTGCCCGGACCAGCGGGCCCACAAGGGGTCCAAGGACCGGCCGGTGCCGATGGCGCACCCGGTGCCGATGGCGCACCCGGCGGACCTCCGGGCCCAGTTGGACCGCAAGGACCGGCTGGACCTCAAGGCAACCCCGGAGCTGACAGCGTCGTACCGGGACCGCAAGGACCCGCAGGCGCTGACGGAGCGGCTGGACCAGCTGGGCCCGCAGGGCCCGCAGGTGCGGACTCCGTTGTTCCCGGTCCTCAAGGCCCAGCAGGCGCTGACGGCGCTGTTGGTCCTGCCGGAGCGGCAGGCCCGCAAGGTCCTGCTGGCGCTGACTCGACCGTTGCCGGCCCAGCCGGACCGGCCGGTGCAGACGGGGCCGCAGGACCTGCTGGCCCTGCTGGTGCAGACGGCGCGGCTGGACCTGCGGGACCGGCTGGCGCTGATGGCGCGGCAGGACCTGTCGGACCAGCTGGAGCAGACGGAGCGGCAGGACCCGTTGGACCGCAAGGCCCAGCTGGCCCGGCAGCGAATGTTGCTGCGACAGTCGACCCGGCGTCACCAACCTTCGCCGCCGACCTCGTCGCCGCGCTGAAGGCCGCCGGCCTGATGGCCTAACGCAACACGTCCCCCGCCTCTGAGCCTCGGCTCAAGCGGGGGATTTCTTTGGGGACATCATGACCACAGCAGCCATCCAATCCCACGTCGGGATTGACAACGACATGAAGGTGTTGCTGGAGTACATCATCTCTAATCCGGGTGGCGGCTCTGCGGCATCAGTACAGACCGATCTTGACGCCGTCGAGGCGTCGGTGATCGTCGACCTTGGCAATCTTCGTACGGCCGTTATCGCCGCGCTCACCGCGCTCGACACGCTCGCCACGAAGCTGAACGCAGACGCTGGAGTTACCGACACCAACTACGCAACCAACAACGTATCGGGCAGCTCACCAGCAGCCATTACGACAGCGTAACGCATGAGCCTTAATCTTGCTCAGCTGATCACGCTCTACCGGGAGACGGCGGACGACAACGCCACGCCGCCTTTCATGAGCGATACCCTCGCCACCTCATACTTCAACGAGGCTCAGGTCGAGGCCGCTCGTCGGGCCCGGCTGTTCAAGGACACGACAACAACAGCAATCTGCATTAGCACCGCAACCGCCGGGCAGCAAAGCATCACGCTCGACCCGCGCGTCATCTTCGTTCGTCGAGTCAAGATCGACTCGAAGGACCTGCCGCTCTCACGAGCGCATCAGCGAGACCTTGATGCGATGCTCCCGAACTGGGACAGCATCGACTACCAAGACGTCTGCCGCTACATCCCAGACCGTGACACAGGTGCGCTGTGGTTCGACTCCAAGTTCCAAGGGACCGACACCATCCGCATGGCAGTGATCCGCGAACCTCTTGCGGACATGTCGCTCGATGTCGTAACGACAACGGGCACCGTAACCAACACGACAACCGGCACACCGCCCGAGGTGCGCCCGCGCTACCAGCGAGCACTCGTCGACTGGGTCGTGCATCGGGCACTGAACAGCCGCGACTTCGAGGAGAAGTACGACCCCGTGGGCGCGAAGAAGCATCTCGACATGTTCGAGGCCGAATTCGGCAAGAAGTCATCCGCCATCGACGAGACGTGGATCGAGCGTGAAAACCAGTACGATGAAAACGACGGAGTCTTCTGATGGCTAATTCGCTGTACGACATTGCGCGTCATGACTTCGCGACCGCAGCGCTCGACTGGGTGAGTATCACCACGATCAAGGTTGCCTTGGTCGACACCGGTGTGTACACCTACTCGGCGGCGCACCAATACTACTCGTCGGTCTCATCCGGCGTTGTTGGCACCCCGGTTGCGCTGACATCGCGCGCGGTGGGGGCGAGCACCGGCTGTGATGCTGACGACTCCACGTTCACCGCCGTTACCGGCGCGTCCGTTGAAGCGCTCGTCATCTACATCGACACAGGAACCGCAGGCACGAGCCGGCTGGTTGCCTACATCGACACTGCAACCGGTCTTCCGATAACCCCGAACGGTGGTGACATCATCGTCATTTGGGATTCTGGTACCAACAGAATCTTCCGCGTGTAAAGGCCCACCATGTCAAAGAACACCCAAATGACCAACCTCGCGGTGAACACCGAGGGGGACGCGCTCGCCGCGCTGATGAACTCCGGCACCATCGTCATCTACGACGGCACGCAGCCGGCGACCGGTGACACGGCGCTGTCTGGCAACAACGTACTCGTGACGCTGACGTTCGGCGCGACCGCCTTCGGCGCGTCGTCTGCCGGCGTCATCACCGCGAACGCGATCACATCAGGCGTGGCCGGAGCGTCCGGTACCGCGTCGTGGTTCCGCATCTTCGAGACGGGCGGATCGACCAAGGTTATGGATGGAACAGTCGGAACAGGTACGCACAACCTCGTGCTGCCTACGACAACGATCACGTCCGGGCAGACAATCACCTGCTCGTCGTTCACCCACACCATCGCCAAGTCTACGTCGGGCAGCTAATGGCTATCGCAACACTCAACGACTACATCGGGTCGCTCAAGCAGGTCATTGCGCACTCGCGCACGACAACCCGCACGTCGGTTGCCAATGGCTGGTTCACCATCCATGACATCGCTGGCAACCCCGGCGCTGGCACGCTTGCCGTCGGCAACACGACAGCGGGGGTGGTTCCGACGGACGCAACTAACGGGTTCCCTCCTATCGGGTTTTCGTCCGGTCTCGGATATATCGCGACCGTCGACTTCTCGAATACGGTTGCCTCGCGCATCACACTATACGACCGCCTGTACCACATAGGAGCTGTAGCCACAACGTCGACAACAACGACAACGTCGCCGCCGTCATACAGCGGTCGCATCCCGGGCGGCACCGACTACACTGGCACGCAACTGTGGCTCGAACAGGTGACGCTTGGGACCGGCACGCAGAACATCAACGTCACATACCTGAATCAAGCTGCCGGCACGAGCACGACTGGCGTGGTTGCTGTAGGTTCCGGTTTGACGGTTGGCCGCATGGTGCAGATTCCTCTCGCCGCTGGTGACTCTGGTATCAGCCAGATCAACATCATCGCCGCTACAACGGCCACTGGCGGTACATTCAATCTCGTTGTCACTCGTCCGCTGTGGACTGGCCGCGTCATCGTTGCGAACGCTGGCGACTCTCACGGTCTCGACCGCACAGGTTTGCCTCAGATTTGGACAACCAGCGCGCTCGCGTTGATGGTGGCGGCCGACTCATCAAGCACAGGATCACCTGACCTGACGATTGAAATAGCGAGTAACTAATGAGCATCACGACGCTGGCTGGATACGAGGCTGCGGCGAAGCAGAAGGTGTATTTCCAGAAAACAGTTTCCGGTGGCCCGGCGGCCAGATGGGTTTCTACGTGGGCCTCTGGCGCGGTCCCTGCGGCCGGCTCCTTTGCCGTCGGGAGCACGACGGTCGGCGTTGTTCCAGACAACACAACGACAGGCGCTGGCGCATTCAATGCGTACACCGGCACCGGGTACATCACCGGAGGTGAATTCTCTGTTGCCAACGCCATATCTGGTAGCCCGAACGCCGTCAACTGTCGCCTGTTTGATCGGCTGTTCCACTGCGGAACGCACGCGTTCAATGCCGCAGACACGCTTGGATCGCAGCCGTCTTACAGCGCTCGCGTTCCGGGCGGGGCCGACTTCACCGGTCTTCAGATTTGGATGGAGACCACGGTAGCGTTTGTCGGACAATGCACGATTGCCGTGACGTACACCGATCAGGACGGCAACGCCGGAGCAACCACCGGCACCGTCCAACTTGCCACCGTCGGATCGCCGCCTGCCGCTGCCACAATGTTTCAACTACCGCTCGCCGCCGGCGACAGCGGTGTGCAGAAGATCGAGAGCGTGACGAGCACGGTGACGTCCGCAGGCAACTTCAACATTTTGGTGCTGAGGCCGCTGGAGAGTCTCGGGCTTTTCCCTATCGACCACAATAGCGGCGTCGTCCACGGCTTCGACAAGACGGGGTTTATCTGGGTGCCGTCAACAGCGTGCCTGATGTACGCGCACAACATCCCGTCTGGCGGCGTGATCACTGATGCTGTGTTCGAACTGGCGAGCGCGTAATGTCAATCCTCTCTATTACCGACTACGTGTCTGCCGCGAAGCAGACGATCCACATGAACAAGGCTCTTCCGGCCATTGCCGGAGGTGCGTGGGGTAGCGGTTGGATAGACGTCAGCGGCGGCTCTGACCCGGCCACGGCCGGGATTGTCGTGCTTACATCAACGGCATCCGGCACCGTGCCGACCAACTCTACTGCTGGCGCTCCATCCATTGTCAACTTCAGCGGAGTCGGCTACATATCGAGAGTTGAGTACAACTTTCTGTCTCAGGGGGCCGGCACTTGCATGCTTGTTGATCGCCTGTTCGAGTGCGGTACGTTCGCGTTCGCAAGCGGACTGACAACACTGGCATCTCAACCTTCGTACAGCGGTCGCATCCCGGGCGGCGATTACACCGGAACAATGCTTGCTGTCGAGCAGAGCGGCGCTGGTAGCGGGCCGACAAGCGTCACGATCACATACACCAACCAATCCGGGGTTACAGGGCAGAGCACAGGCGTGTACACGCTGAAAAGCAATGGCGGTCAGAACTCTGGATGCTGCGTTCAGTTTGTTCCGTTGGCGGCCGGCGATAGCGGCATTCAAAAGGTGGAGAGCGTAACGGTGACTGGCGGCTCGTCCGGCAACGTAAATGTGTTGGTTCTCAGACCGCTTGCGCGCTTCGGCACCAACAACTACTTCTCCATCAACGAGGGCAAGTCATACGTCAAGCCGCTCGAACTGTGCGGGATGCGAATCATATACCCGACAAGTTGCCTGCAAGTTCTCGGCTGGGCATCGTCATCTACGATTGACTTGATAATTGAAGTCGTGAGCGCGTAAACATGGCTATCTTGTGGCGCAATAATCCGCGCAATGCGCCACGTGGTCTCGTCTATTCGATCACGCACCGGGCGTATGTCACAGCCGGCCCGGACATTCAGACCTACCTATACTGGGGTGAGTACGGCCCGATAGCGACCGGCCAAGGATCGCAGTCGATTGACGCTGTCGGCACGATCATCTCTGTCACGGCCGGCGTAGCTCAGGGCTCGCAAACGATTGACGCCGTCGGTATCGTCAAGGCTGACGGACCAACAACAACAGGACAGGGCTCTGCCACCACCGACGCCGTCATGGCGCAGGTGCTGGACGCCACTGGCGTTGTTGCGCAGGGATCGCAGTCGATTCAGGCGTACGGCGACGCGCATACGCCGATCCCGTACTACGGCGGCCCAACGCTGCTGTGGAGAGTCAACCCGCGTAACGCGGCGATCAGTCTGATCCACTCGTTCCTGACGAACGGGGACAGCAGTTCGACGTTCGACACAGTAGCGCTCGAACTGTTCTTCGGGACGCTGTGCGACATCGCTACCGGCCAAGGGTCGCAGTCGATTGCCGCAACAGGCAACGTCGTTGCTGACGCCACGCAGGGCGCTGGACAGGGCGGTCAGACCATCGACGCCGCCGGCGACGTGCTGTTGGTGTCCACCGCCTCGACCGGTCAGGGATCGCAATCCATCGCAGCTGCCGGCCTCGTCGAGGCCGACGCAACAGCAACGACAGCGCAGGGATCGCAGTCTGTAAACGCATCGTCAGTGTCGACTCTCGATGCCACGGTCACTACCGGCCAAGGCTCTCAGTCGATCAATGCCATCACTCCGGCCCATGCAACCACAGGGCAGGGAAAGCAGTCCATCGCGGCGGCGGGAACGGTCACACCGCGCTACATCAGACCGACTGGCTACGACGCCCAGAAGTTTGGTACCGCGAACGTCCACAACTACACCCAGTACATCGACGATACGTCGTTCGATTCTCTGGAGTTCGGTACAGCCACGGTTGTAGGTCCGCGCATCATCCGTGGTCAGGGTGCAGATCAGGCGCTGTTTGGTGACGCGAACGTCAGCAACAAGACTCAGTACATCACACCGACCGGGTTCAGCTCGCAGCGCTTCGGTCTGCCGAGCGTCTTCGATCCGCTGCAACGCGTGTACCCTGAAGGCTTCGACTCGCTTGAGTTCCCTCCGGTAGCTCGCGTCGACTTCCCTCCGTTCGAGTATTTCCAACCGAGCGAGTTCGACTCACTTGAGTTCGGGACGGCTCAGGTATACAACGGATATGACCGCGTACTGTACGTTCTTGGCTTCGACTCTGCGCAGTTCGGGACGGCAACGCTTGAGCCGCACGACATCTATCCTGCCGGGTTCAACTCCGCCCAGTTCGGAACGGCATGGGTCTCGAACAAGACTCGCTACATCACGCCGACAGGGTTCGATTCTCTGAGAACGAACACTCCGCGCGTTGAATTCAAGAACAGATCGCTGCACGCCGTCGGCTGGGACTCTGCCATTGTGTGGTACCAGTTCGGACCGCTCGGAACTGACGGCAGCCGTGGCCGCGTTGAGCACGGGCCTCAATACATCTACCCCGTTGGCTTCGACAACTCAGAACTTGATGGCTGCCTCAACCTGCATCCGTTTATTGGTGAGCCAACGGTAAGGCTGGTTTGATTATGGACTTCTTTCCTACTGACGTACAGGTCCGTATATCGGGCGACCATAACGCCGGCCTTCTGTTGATGGGCGAGGCTCGCAACATGCTATTCAAGGCGCAGCTCATGTTCGCGCAGAATGGCAAGCCTGTGCAAGTGAGCGGCAACTACCCCAACGGGTCGGTGTCAGTTCTCCTGCACGGCACACTGAAGATCGTAAGCATTATCCCGACGCCTCCGGTGCCAGAGACTGAGGAGTTCAACCCAAGCATCTACGTGCTGTGCGGAGAGATTATGGGTGGCAAGGTCCACGTCGACCCCGACACCGGGAAGAGATACTTGCGGCAGTACAGACCAACACTGCCGACAGCAATATCGCACAGCATACCGAACCGATTCCACGACAACGAGCGCCTGTGCCCGCCAACCGGAGTCGATACGTCTGACACCGACTACGTGTTCAACAAGGCGACGCTGTTCTCTGGGTCGATGAAGCGAGTTGTGCAAGCGGTTCAGGGTCTCGGCAAGATCAACGACAAGTCCGGCTCCTACATCACCGCCGTCTCTGCTCAGAGATATGTGACGATGCAGTACGTCCCATCAGAGCACGGTATCGTGAAAGCCGGAGACAGGAACCACTGGCTCATTTCTATCACAACCACAAACGGCATCCTCGCTATGCCGCTGCCGCTGGTGCCATCGACGCGTGGCGGCAAGTACAGACGCCACCTTCAGACCATAGGAGACTTGGGCGGCCTTGAGATAGTGAACGAGTTCGGCGGTCTGCCGTCAGGAGAGACGTTCCCCACCGGGGCAACACTCGCGACAAACATCACTAACGGCAAGATATTGCAGCTGATGACTGGTGCCGACTTCCTTGCGACCTACGACTTCGCTTACTGGTCTTCAAGCTGGGCCTTCTCGGAGACAACCGGTCGCGCTCGCACAACGTCGATTGGCCGTAAATTTTTCTCTGCTGGCGATACGATACAGAGCCTTGTGTCGACTCACTGGGAGATGCAGATTTCTCTGTCTCAATATGACCTCGGAGCGATTGCTAGACACGAGCCAGTTGGTGTTGGCACTGCGACTATAGAGAAGATAGGAGAGGGTCGCATTGGTCGTCACGCCTGCCGCAACCTGTGGTTCGGTCCCGGGGAAAGTCTCGGTCTGGTGCTTCTTAACTTCGATAGCGAGTTCGGGGCGCATACGCTAATGGATGCCTCTGATCCATTCCTTCTCTCGGTAGGTGACGAGCAGCTTGGTTTCGGTGCTGTCGTGTATTCGTTCTTCGATGGAGACACACCAAAGACATTGTACTGGGTTCCTCCCGTGCTGATTGCTAACGGCGGACATCTCGTAAGCATAACAACAACACCACTCGACTCGGAGCCGCCGGCTGATTTTGTCGAAGTATTTTTCACGTACGCATACATGCAATCTCCAGCCGCGTACGTTGGAAGCGACCTCGACTTGCGCGAGACAGTCCAAGTCTTCTACCCGTATGCCAAAGCGACTGGTACGTTCCCGACTGGAACCTTCGACGGCGACCAATACAACTGGGGCGTAGACTCAACGCCAGTGCCGGCCGACCGACAGGTGTCGGTCTGGGCGATGATCCCGGGGATGACGAGAGAGTCGTATGCGATTGTTGAGTCTACCGCCACGGCTGACGCTGCTCTAGATACAAGCGGTGGTGGCTATAACACGGCGTTCATCAATCCGCAGGCCGCAGGAACAACCTATGCGAATCTCTGCGGCATAGGTAATGTTCATCTCGCCACCGACAGCAGGGTTGGCACTCCAATATACACAGCGAACGTATATTGTGCGGCCGTGTACAACGGTGCCGAGCGCGACAGTGGTGACAATCCCTCTGAAACAGCTTACGTAATAACAGAGGGCTTCCAGTACAACATGCCACCCCCAACGGTGGGCTCGTACAGACGCAGCGGTCTTCTCGCAGGGGCAGAGACGGCCACGCCGCAGTACACGAACTTCATCGGATCAATGAGGGACTCATGAGCGAAATGAAACTCAGCTGGGGCATGGGCATCGACCACATATCATCAGAAACCAACCTGCCTGATGGTGCGGTGATCGACGCGTTGAACGTCGACATCGACCGCGACGGCAACGTGGATCGTCGTGCGGGCCACACGCTCCTATCCACCGGAGCCGCGCACTCGCTGTGGTCCTCGGTCGATGGTGGTCGCTCGTTCGTCGTGATCAACGGCGTGTTGAAGGCGGTGACATACGCCAATGGCGCAGCCACGCTGACGACAATCCGCTCTCTGGAATACAACGCCCGGTTGTCATACGACACGCTGAACGACTCGACCGTCGCCTGCAATCACGCTGAGCTGTTCACCGTCGACCCGGATAACAACCACCGACTACTGGGGCTTGAAACCCCGGGCACGACGGTCGCTGCGGTAACCGGAGTCGGCGGGCTGGACGCAGGACGCTACGCGGTAGCAACGTCGTACATCAAGGGCGGCGAGGAAGGCCCGCTGTCGCCAGCTGCATTCGTGGACGTCGTGCAGGACGGCGGCATCACCGTCAACCTGACGCAGCCAAACGAGAGCCTGCCCACCAGCATCCGCCTCTACCGCACAGGTGCCAATGGAGACGTCCTGATGCGTGCCGCCGACGTGCCGCTCGCGCTCGCGACGTGGACGCTGGGGGCGCAGACACTTGGCAGAGCGGCCGACACCCAGTTCAAGGGTCGGATGTTTGGTGGCGACATCGTCCGCTACTGGCGTGGGCGACTGCTTGTTGCGAAGGGAACGAGAGTCTACATGTCAGACCCGATGCGCTATGGAATGTACGACCCACGAGATGGCTTCCTGCAATTCCCACGGCGCGTCCTGATGATGCGGCCGGTGGAGGGGGGCATCTTTTTCGGCACAACAGATGGCGTGAAGTTCTACTCCGGCTCGGGGCCGACGGACATGACCATCAAGGACACCGGCGGCACAGCCCCGGTCGAAGGAACAGACACGCTGGTGTCGGCCGACGAGTTCGGTGACATCGGCATCAAAGGCAAGTTCGTCGCCCTCTGGCTTGCGGCGAACGGCTTCATCGTGGGGCAGCCAGACGGCAGCCTCATCTCGAAACAGTCAGACCGCATTCGTCTACCCAACGGGGCGACGGGCACGGGAGCAGTGGTAGTCAATAGCCGCCAAGCTGTAGCGGTGGTTGCGTAAATTACAGCTCGTCAACCGGCGCTCCCGCGCCATCACCGGAGATTCAGATGAACAACAAGTTTGATCGTTTCGTGTCGGAGTTCCGCTCCGACATCCGCAAGGAAAAGTACGACGTACTCAGCGAAGGTGGTATCGCGCTGAAGCACGGCAGCCTTCGTATCCAAGGTTTCTACGAGCACGGAGTCAACGGCAAGGACTGGATTCGGGAAGAGAACCTGATCCCCGACGCCGGCATTTTGCACGTGCTCAACGTAATCTGGGGTACGGCAACCAAGATCAGCGCGTGGTACGCGGCTCCGTTCTCGGGGACAGCGGCCGTTGCGTCGAGCTGGACTGCTGCCAACTTCACGGCGAACTCGACTGAAATCACGTCGGGCACCGAAGGGTACTCGGAAGGCACGCGCCAGCTGTTCGTGGCGAGCACGGCCACCGCCGGCACCATCGACAACTACGCGTCGAAGTGCGCCTTCACCATCGTCACAGCGTCGTCCGTCAACATCAATGGCGCTGGACTTCTGTCCGTGTCGACGAAGGGCGGAACAACCGGCACGCTGTCGTCTGCTATCAAGTTCGGGGCAACCCGGACGGTGCAGAACGCCGACGTTTGGTCGCTCGGCTACCAGCTGCAACTGACCGACAGCTAATCCTGACGGGCTCATCCTGCGGGGTATATATATTCCGCAGGACTTCAACCGGAGACGCTGATGGCCGCATGGTGTGACCTCGCTGTAGAGACCGCCGTTCTCAATGACGCCTGCTCGATTGTGGGCGGTGAGAGCAACTTGGTGGAGACGGCCGTCCTCAACGACACCTACTCGTCAGCCAACCCGGGCATCAAGGTAGTAGAGTCTGCTGTCCTGAACGACACTACCACGCAGCACGGCGCGCTCGTGAACTACGCTATTGAGGCAGCTTTCCTCAATGACGACTTCTCGGTCAACTCATACAACAACGTCGTTGAGGTTGCTGTGCTCAACGACGCGAACTCGCTAGGCGTGTCGCAGGTGGTGAAAGAGTCAGCCATCCTGAACGACGCGAACACGTTCTACGCCGTCAAGTCCAACCTCGTGGTTGAGACTGCCGTGCTCAACGACTTCATCGGCGTCCATTGGGAGTCGAAGGCTGTCGAGGTTGCCGTTCTCAACGACGCCGTGTCGCAGCTCAATGCTCCAACCAGCTTGGCCGTGGAGACCGCCGTCCTCAACGATCACGCGGCGTCGACAATGTTCGACTACCTTGCAGAGACGGCCGTGCTGAACGACGCAACAACGCAGCACTTCGTTGGGTACGATAACGCCGTCGACCTCGGCTACCTCAGCGACGCAGTCTCTGGCGGTGGTGCTGGTATCGCGTGGCGAACCAACCTCGACACGCTCCCCATGAGTCGGTATAGCAATCAACCTTGGCAGTCGATGGCTTCGGTCAACGGCGTGGTGCTCATGGCGGACGTGGACGGGCTGTATGTCCGCTCTGGAAATACCGATGCTGGAGTCGCAATCGGCGCAACCATCGAGCACGACCTGCTCGACAAGATCGTTGGCAAGGACGGCAAGCCAGTAGAGAGCCGCAAGGTCAAGCGTCCGCGCTTCGCCTACCTCGACTACACCAGCTCCGGCCCGCTCATGTTCTCTCTCGGCCACGTCACTGGCTCTTCGGAGCAGACGCAAGGCTACACATTCCCAGCAGCCCGCGCCACCCAGTTCTCGAATAACCGGGTGGCTCTCGGCCGTGGCATTCGCTCCCGCTATCTGCGTCCAACAATCGCGAACGTGGCAGGCGACGACTTCACTCTCGGCGACGGAACGATGATCGTCGATGAACTTGATCGGAGCATCTGATGGCTGATTGGTCCTTCTTCGACATCCCGGCGTCTGCCGTTACGACGAACCTGAGCATCATGAACGGTCGGGCGGACGACATGATCGGCCTCGCCACGTCCGTCATCAACAACCTGTCGAACATCACCGTTGACCCTGAGCCGGCCACTCCTATCGCCGACTTGCCGGACATCGTCATCAAGCCGGTGATTGCGCCAACGAAGCCGTCGAACAACGACATGTTCGGAACGGTTCCGAACTTCGTAACGCCTTCGTTCGACGACCTGTGGGCGACGCTTGGCTTCAGCCTGTCTGACGTGGACATCACAGTGCCGCCGTTCGAATCGACCGTTGGCGCGCTAACGTTCCCTACCGCGCCGCCGCCAATCGACACCTCTGGTCAGCCTACAAAGCCTACGCTCGACACGGTGACGATCCCGACGCTGATCGACCCGACGATGCCCGTGCTGTCTGACCTGACAGACCTCGTCATCCCAGACTTCATCTTCCCGACGCTACCGACGTTCGACGATACAGCGCCGACGTTCGACGCCGTCGCCCCATCGACCTACCTCGACTACACGGAACCGACGTACTCGTCAGAGGTTCTGGCCGACATCAAGTCACGCCTGCGCACGCAGCTCGCAGGTGGCACTGGCATCCCAGCTGCCGTACAGCAGGCCCTGTTCGACAAGGCTCGTTCGCGCGAGATGTTCACCGCGTTGGAAGCTGAGCAAGCTGCTTTCGATACGTTCGCCGCGCGCAACTTCTCGATGCCTCCGGGCATGTTGGTTGCGCAGGTCAACGCCGCTCGCGAGAAGAGTCGCCTCGCGCAGAACGACCTTGAGCGCGCAGTCCTGATCAAGGCCACCGACGCCGAGATTGAAAACCTGAAGCAGGCCGTTGTTCAGGGTATGGCGTACGAGACGCTTCTCCACAACTACATCAACAACGTCGCGCAGCGCAGCTTTGAGGCGGCCAAGGCTCACCTCGACGCCGGCATCGCGCTCTACAATGCTCAGGCCGCCATCTTCACAGCTCGGTCTAGCGCCTACGGCGTCTTCGCTCAGGTGTTCAAGATCAAGACCGACGCTGAGCTGGCGAAGCTGGAGGTATTCAAGGCCGAGATTCAGGGCGAGATTGCCAAGGGTCAGGTCAACGAGCAGAAGGTTCGTCAGTACGAGGCTCAGGTCAAGGCCATCGCCACCATCATCGAGGTCTTCAAGGCTAAGATGCAGGGCGCTCAGGTCCAGTCCGAGGTTGTGAAGTCTCAGATCGAGGGCTACAAGGCTGACGTTGAAGCATACGACGTTATCCTCAAGGCGCGCAAGACGGCGTTCGACGCGTTCGAGTCAGAGGCCAAGGGCGTACAAGCGCAAGCCAGCGCTCTCGAAGCCGAGGCACGCGCCTACGCTGCGACGGTTGGTGCGCAGGAAGCGCGCTCGAACGTCAAGATCAAGTACATCGAGGCGCGCATCCAAGGGATCGACGCCAGCCTGAAGAAGTTCGTTGCCCAGATCGAAGCGGAGCGAGACCAAGTTCAGGCCGTGCTCGACTCGATCCGCGCGCGCACAGCAGCGTTCACCGCAGACGTCGGCCGCTACACCGCCGAAATAGACGGGGCGACGAAGGCTGAGCTGGCATCGTTGCAGGTGCAAGAGTCACGCCTCCGCAACAACCTCGCGTACTTCGAGACGCTGATGCACGAGTACGATGCGCGTCTTGGCCGCGTGTTGCAACAGACGACCCTCAAGGTCGAAGGTCTCAAGTCAGCCGGACAGATTACATCTACGCTCGGTGCGGGTGCGATGGCGGCGATCCACGTTCAGGCCGGAATCTCTGGCAGCGGCAACGCCAGCGACACCAACAACTACAGCGTCATCCACCAATTTCAGGACTCATAATGGCCTACGACGAAGACGCGTCCTACCTTGGCAGCAGCCAAGGCACACCAAAGAACTACGGCCCAAGCAACATCGACATGAAGGGCTACACGCGCCTGTCGGGTGCCGAGTCTGACCCTGCCTACCCTGCGTACAAGGCTTCGATTGCGCCGCCACCTGAGGCTGCTGCCCCAGCGCCAGCTCCTGTCGCCTCGTATCGCGCTGCTATGGACCCAGACAATCCGGGTGGCGGTCAGCCGGTGGACCAGCCACAGAGCCGTGGTGTGCCGTCGTGGTGGGACAAGCCTGTGACAGACACGATGCGTGACATCTCAAGTCACCAGTGGTTCGGTGGTCCGACACAGAATGCCGTGAGCCAACTCGGCGTCAACATCAGCGGGCCGCGCACCGGCGAGGACCGTTCTGCCGGCGCTGGCTACAACGACACCCAGTCAGTGACCGTGCCAGCTGGCGGTAGAGTGAAGCCGGCGATGACGTTCCCAACGGACCCCGACGCCAACCTGCCAACCGCTCCTGTGCAACCGTACGGGCAGGTGGTGCAGGCGGCCAACCAAGCGATGGCGAACAACTACAGCGACCGTCTTGCGGCTGAAGACGCGCGCCGGCCGAACTCGCAAGAGCTGGAGTCCGCCAAGAATGACGCGCGTATCGCACGTTTCCGCGCCACTGACGGTGCCGACATGATCCTCGGCAGCAACCGCTTGTATGGTGCGCAGCGAGCTGCCATCGTACAGAACGCGGTCGACGCTACAGCCAACGCAACACGCCTCGACAACTTGGCGCGCGGCGCATCTCAGGTGACGCCACCGAATCTCGTGCAAGGCGCGGTCGCTCAGACCGAGGCCGATCAGAAGGCTCGAAGCGGTTCGTTCGACCAACAGAAGGGGAGCGTCGCGGTTGCTGGCGGGAAGCAGGCGCTGCAAAAGGGCGCACAGGAACTTACTGCCAGCGGGCTCCAGCTGCACACCGCGCAACACCTCGCCGATCTTCAGAAGCGTGCGCTCTCTGGGGACACGAAGGCCAACGACATGCTCGCGCTGTACCAGAAGGCGCAGTCTGGCAAGGGCGGACCGATCACCGAGGAAGACAAACTCAAGCTGTACGACGACATGGTCAGTCGCGCCGTTGCGATGGGCGGACCGGAAGCGTACAAGTCGCTGCCTGACTTCCAGACGCTGTCGGCGCACATGGACGGACGCGCCACGCCGCCGCCGGCCGATTGGATGGCGCGAGCCAAGGCCGCGAACCCGGGAATGTCCGATGAAGAATTGACCGCGAATTACGCCAAGAAAGCACGCTGATGCCTTTTGTTGATCCCGACAGCCTGCCTCAGGCAGGTGGGAAGTTTGTCGACCCCGATGACATCAGAAGCGCCTCTGGCGAGATTGGTGCAGCTGCCAAGCGCGGCCTATACCAAGGCGTTACCCAGATTGGTGGCGCGCTTCAGACGCCAGCCGAACGGCTGGGCATGGAGCCCGGTATCGTCTCGCGCGCAGGAAAGGCGGTCGAGGAGTACGGCAAGGCCGGCGCGGAGCGCAACGCTCCGCAGGAGACCCTGCACGGACCGGTCACGAACTTCGCCTCTCAGGCAGCCGAAGGGCTGACCTCGTTCGCTCCAACTCTGGCCGCTCAGGCCGGGGTCGGTGCGGCCGTGGGGTCGGTCGCCGGCCCAGTAGGGACCGTTGTGGGCGGGGCGCTGGGAGCTGGCGGCTTCACCGCCGGGCAGGTCTGGCACGAAGAGTACCAGAAGGCGCTCGCCGCCGATAAGTCGCCGGACGCGGCGCGCGACCACGCCGACAAGTCTGCCGAGCTGCAAGGCGGCCTGATGGCCGGGGCCGGCGGCGTCGCCGGTGGCGTTGCCAAGGGAGCCGGGATCGTCGGCAAGGCGCTTGGATACGGTGCCAAAGACGCGGCCGAGGCCGGGACCAAGGCCATCGGCAAGAAGTTCGGACCGGAGTTCGCCAAGGGAGCGGCCGAGACGACCGCCGTCAACACAGGCGCGACCGTCGGCGGCGCGGCCGGACAGGCGGCCATCGACTCCGGCGACAATCTGAACACCGAGAGCCCGGGAGATGCGGCGCTCCACGCCGTCATGCCGGCCCTCGGGGCGTCCGTCGGATTCCTGCCGCTGGCGGCTCTGGGAGCCCACACAAACGTCTCTCACGCCAAGATGGTAGCTTCGGTGCTCGCCAACCCGAACGCCGCCCCAAAGGCCCGCGCAGGGGCCGTCAAGCAGGTGTTCGACGCCATGCAGAAGGCCAACCCGGAGCAGGCCAACACATGGGCCCTGAATGCCGGGGAAGCCCTGCACGCCCGCGCGCCTATCGGGGTCGACTCCAGCTGGACCGAAGGTCTCCACCCAAGCGTCTTCCCTGAGCTGGCCGAACCAGCCAAGGAACCTCTCGCCCTGCCGGCCCCCGGTCAGGTCGCGATTCCGGCCGACCAGCGCGACTTCGGTCCGTTCGAGCAGTCCAACGAGGCCGATCAGGCTGCCATCGAGCGCGACGCCGCGCGCTCCAAGTACGAGGCAGAGCAGGCCACCCTTCGCGGCGACCCGCTGACGGCCGCTGCCTTCGCTGGCCGCGCCAGCGGTGCCGTCGACGCCAAGGCCGCAGAGCGCGCCGCCGAGATTCCGGCCGCCGAGGTCGAGGAGCAGAAGCCGACAGGCGACGCCGGGACCGACCAGTCCAACATGAACATCCGCTCCGCGCTGGGCAACCAGCCGCAGCTCTCGCTCGCCGACGCGCAAGCGAAGATCGCCGCCATCAACGGCAGCGGTGAAAGCCCGAACAACTACTCTGTTGTTCCGCACCCGAAGGGCGGCTACGGCATCGTACCCGACCACTTCATCACCCCACAAGTCAAAGAACTGTACGCGGGCCTACAGAGCCGTGGTACACCAGAGCGCGCGCCGAACCTGACTCCGTTCGATCTCGAACGCGCGCAGGCTCACGCCGAGGACCTGACGTCGCAGTCCGGCGTCGAGCACGAGGTCGTGCCGCACCCTTACGCCCGGGACAAGTTCCTTGTTCAGGAAAAGGATGCGTTCACGTCACGTGAACAACCGAGAGAGGTCCTACAAGAGCAAGGCGCAGGAGGCGTACTTCAACGCGAACCGGGCGAAGCTGGAGTCAGAGGGGGTGAACGTGGACGAGTGGAACCGGTCGTCCAAGGGGAAGAAGCTGCCCGCCAAGGTGAAGCAGCCCGTGTCGAAGAAGGTCCTGCAACGGGGGTACAGCAAGACGTAGCACGCCACGGCGTTAAGCTGCCTGAGGTCCCGGCCAAGACCAACATGGCAAGCGACGGGTACATCGGCATCACCAAGCCGGAAGATGCGCGCGCGGTGTCCAGCCTGATCGACGCGTCGGTTGCGGCCGGCCACTCGCCAGAGCTGTTCCGTGGCGCTGGCATCATCAAGAACCAGAAGAACGACCCGTACTCAGCGCCGATGGCGGCGTTCGCGCACAACAAACTCATCTCGATCCACGAGAGCGTGCTCGGAGACGATGCGGCGCAGCGACCGCACCAGTTGGCGCACGAGGGTGGTCACCTGATTGACGCCAACCCGGCGACCGGAGGCATGCACTCCAACGAGCACCCGGCGTTCCGCATCAAGACCAACGCTGACGGCTCTCGTGAGGCAGAGGGTGGTATTATGAAGGCGGCTGTTGCCGCGTTCCAGAACACGAACTCTCTCACAGGCAACTCCCTCTCCTACCCGCTGCGCGACTTCAACCGCAAGGACTTCAAGAGACAGGGGTACGACTCCGCTCACCAGATGTCGCAGGTTCTGGAGAACGAGGTGTTCGCCCAGCTCAGCCGCATGTACGGGGAGAACCCGACGGCGATGATGTACGAGCACCCAGAAGCATACGCACTATTTAAGGAGATGCACGATGGAACGAAGAAATCCTCAGGAATCGCAGGACTTGAGCGCTCGCTACGGGGAGCGCTTCAACGCCGCGATCAGACCGGACGTGTACGACAAGGTGAGCCCGCAGGAGATGGACGCGCGGCAGAAGCAGGCGCTGGAGACCGGGGTGCCGATAACGGAGTGGCACGGGTATCCAACGAGTCTCGCAAACCTCTGGCCGTCGATGAAGGCGAACATGGCGGCACCGCTGACCGAGGCGGCGCAGGAAAGCCAGCAACCCGCGAAGACTTCAAGCCCGGCCGCGTAGGCGATCTTCTCAACAAGAAGGACTGGGCTGTCCTCAGCGCGGAGAACCCGGACGCCAAGCCGGCCGCGCCCGCAGCGAACAAGGCTGCTACCGCGCGCCTCGAAGCTGACCTGAAGCGGCTTGGCGTAGACTACCAACCGGTCAGAGGCAAGTACGGTGGGCCCGAGGAGAACTCGTTCGCCGTAACCGGCATCACGCCTGAGCAAGCGCGCACGCTGCGCGACCTGTACGGACAGGATTCGATCCTGACCAACAAGGGCTTCGAGCACAAGGACGGCTCTATCACGCCGGCGAAGTCTATCGCCGCCAAGGCCCCTGACGAAGCAGACTACTACACGCAGATGCCGGACGGTACCAAGTGGGCCGCCGACATGGACTGGGACGCGCGCACAGCTCCGACGCGTCCGCTCGCCGTGCGCGATGGCACAGTCAAGCGCGGCGCAGATAGCGCCATCGCCATCCGAGAGGGCGCGGAGATTCGCGGTCTGCCTCGCTACGCCGGCCTGCCGGACATCGCGCGCGCGCTCAACAACCTCGCGCCGAAGCGCAGCTACGACAAGGTGGCCGACATCAAGTCGGCGACCAAACAGCTGTTCAGCGAGATCGCCTACCAGCTCAAGCAAGCGAAGAGCGGGCTCGGCTGGTACGCCGGCGATGTCCAGAAGGCGTGGAGATGGGCTGCGCAAGAACACCCTGAGCTGGCGCACGATCCGATCAAGCGGCAGCTGGTGTCGATCATCACCGGACTCCACTCGCCCAGCATCAAGGCTCGCAAGAACTTCACGTACGGGCTGATCCAGTACGAGCACTACAAAGAGAACGGACAGTTCTCGCCGATCATCGACCCGACGACCGGCCAGCGCTGGAGCGGCAAGCCTGCGCACGAGCAGGCGATTACGCACGTCAACCAGATGCTGGCGGACACCGCCCGCTGGGATGGCGACCCTGAGCACGGTGTTGTGCAGTGGCTTCTCACCGAGCACCCGAAGTCTGTGCTCGCCGCAGAGCGTGCGCGCTATGGCGTCTGGGCGCGCGAACAGAAGGGTGCCGAGTCGTCAGACCCCGGAGCGTGGCTGGACAGCGTTCCTCACACGGCAGACCTCAGCGACAAGGAACTTGGCATCAACGCCAACAAGTCGCCGGGCGACGTCGGATTCAAGAGCCCGTCGCTCAAGGTAGGCGAGGACAAGGAACTCTACCTCGGCACTGAGATGTTTGGTCCGAAGGTCGGGCCTTTCATCGGCAACCTGAACGGCATGAACACGCACATCACGGTCGACGTGTGGGCGACGCGCACGCTGCGCAGACTGTTCGGTACGCTGCCAACCAAGGTCAGCGAAGACGGCGGCATCGAGGGTGAAGGTCCAACGCCACAAGAACGCAACATCGTCACGATGATGCTGCGTCAAGCTGCGCACGATCCTGAGCTACAGAAGCTGGGCATCAAGAACGGACCCGATGCGCAAGGCGTGACGTGGTTCTTCGAGCAGCAACTTTATGATACAATAACGAAGGGAACCGAGTCAGGGTTCTTCTCAGACGGAGCACGCGACTATGTTGAATCAAAAGGCCATATCGTTGATGAGCAGGGTGCTGGCGCTCCAACGCTCACAGACGCCAGCGTCCATGCGCGGCCAAGCGAAGACGAAGCCAACGCAGCAGCCCAGCGCATCGCCGCAGAGCGTCCGCTCTACACCGACAAGCCCCGCAAGACTGACGTCTTCTTCTCCGCGCTCTCCCGCGCCGTAGACGAGAAGGCTCCGTTCGCCAAGGACGGCACCGCCAACGCGCAGATGCTGCGCAACTGGCTCGACGCCCGCACCAAGGACGGCACGATCAAGCGCGACGAGCTACAGTGGACCGGGCTCGACGACTACCTGAAACTGCGCGACGGCAAGATCACCCGCGACGAGGTCAACCAGTTCCTCGACCATAACGGCGTGAAGGTCACGGAGACGATGTTGAACGATAGCAGCGGCCGTGAAGCCGCCGAACGCGCGCGTCGGCTACACAACGTATACGCTGAAGCCGGGAATCGTGTTGCCCATCTGAAGCAAATGATTGCTCCCGGCTCGCCTTACGCCAAGTCGATGCGCGACGAAGCAACCCAGAAGTTGCCGGAGGCGGAATCGGCTTTGGTTGAGGCCCGCGCCAATCTGGACAAGTCTGCGGCAGAAGCCAAGACGACCATCGACTCCAACAATCCAACTCGTTACGCCGACCGCGTCCTCCCCGGCGGCAAGAACTACCGCGAGTTGCTGCTGACGCTGCCGGGTGGCTCTGAGGCTACCAAGAAATTCGAGGTCTACGACCAAGGCACAGGAGAGGTTGTAGGCACATACACCTCTGAAGCAGCGGCCGAGGCTCACGCCAATCGAGTCGGCAACTACGCGGTGGACTCCGTTCGCGTCAATGGTGCAGGCTTCCAATCGTCGCACTTCACCCAACCCAACATCCTCGCCCACATCCGCTTCAACGAGCGCACCGACGCCAACGGCAAGAAGGTTCTCTTCATCGAGGAGATTCAATCCGACTGGGCGCAGAAGGGGCGGAAGGAAGGGTTTGACAGCCCGGCCAAAACGATCGAGCAACAGGCGGAGCTTCGGAAACAGCGCGATGTGCTGGTCGAGAAGCTCGACGATCTGAAGGAAGGAACGCCGCAGCACGGCGAGGTCATTGCGCACATCCGACAGCTCAACGAGGAAATCCAGAACACGCAAGCGTACAAGAAAGGCGTCCCGAACGCCCCCTTCGTTGGCAAGACCGAAGCATGGGTCGCGCTCGCGCTCAAGCGCATGATCCGCTACGCCGCAGACAACGGCTTCGACCGCGTCGCGTGGACGACCGGCGAGCAGCAGGCGTCGCGGGGCGACCTGAGCAAGCAAGTAGAGGCAGTTCGTGCTACCAAGGCCAAAGACGGAACGTATGATCTTGCTGTAGCACAGAGTGGATCGAGGGGCCGCTTTGAGGTGTTGGCTGACGGCATAAAAGAGTCTGACATAGAGACTCACGTTGGCAAAGACTTGGCGAAAAAAATAGTAGAGCGCGGCGGCGGAACATACAAGGGCGTCGACCTCGCCGTCGGCGGCGAAGGCATGAAGTCCTTCTACGACAAGATCGTCCCCAACGTCGCCAACGACGTGCTGAAGAAGCTGGGTGGCGGACGGGTGGAAGATGTGGCGGTTGATACCGGTGATCGTGTGATCGACGCGCGGCCCGGAAAGAATAGTGACGAGGTCGTAGAGCATTCACGTCAACAAGGCTTCGACATCACGCCTGCCATGAAGGACAAGGTCGTCGGCGGTCAGCCTCTGTTCGTGCGCGAAGACGGCACCAAGGCCACCGACAAGAGCGTGCTTCCTCCGATCACCGGCGGCAAGGCTGCCGACTCCGAGGCTCGCTTCGACAAGAACGGTGAGGTGCTGCACGAAGAGGGCACCGAGCCGCACGTGTTTGACCCGAAGCACCTTGAGCCTTGGATGCGCGGTCTGACGCACGATCAGATCGAAACCCTGCGCAAGGCCGGCGG